GGCTCGGCCTTGAACGGCCGTAGCCACTGCGAGTTCGCCGTGGTGACAATCCTACGCGACTGTGCTTGCCCGGTGGGATCGGATGCGCCGCCAACCCGTGTGATCGAAGTCTCAGTCGTCTCGGTGCCCTCGTACTGGTAGCGCGAGGACTTGTAGGCGGTTAGCGCATTGGAAGAACCGCCCCCGGCGGGTGTCAGCGCGATCTGCGGGTCGATGTAGAAGATGGCCGAAGGCTTGGCGACGCGCACGCGCGCCTCGATGATGCCGGCCAAACCGGGCTGCGGCGCGGACAGCGTGGTGGTGAGCTTGAACGGCGACCAAGCGATCCAGTTGTTGAAACCTGACGGAGCAGCGTTGGCGTAAGCGGTAGCGCCGAAGTTCGCAGTGTAGGAGTCGCCCGCAGCGGTACTTGTACCCGTAAAACCAACGGTAGGAGCAAGACTGGCTGGTAAATTTATAGGTATGCCTCCTACACCAGTCGCTGGATTTGCTGTCCCACTATTGTTCCAACTTCCTGCATTTTTGCGAGACCAAAACAAACCGGCATTAAAGTCAACAGCGACACCACAAACATCTCCAGCTGAAAACGCGCCAATATTTATTCCAGTAGAAGCATTGTTTGCGTTGATGGCCCCAGCTCTAAAAACGGACACACCTATAGTCGGTCCTGTAATCACAAACCCACCAAAACCTGACCCTGCTGGGATAAGCGCAGCTATAGCATCAAGCGCTCCATGTCCTGTCGTTGCCTGTGTGACCTCGAAATACCATTTGCCGCTGCTCTGCGCTGAGAGTACCTGCGCCCCGGAATTTCCGGTTGTGTTGGAATGAGTCACCGTTAGATTGCCATTGGACAATGTTGCGTTGACCGCTGAAGCCAAGTCAAAAACGATATTAGTTGGAACAGCATTATTCCAACTCGACCCGTCCGATGCCACCACCGCATTCGCCGCCAGCACGTTGGCCTTGGTCGTGGTGACGATCGTGCCCAGCGGGGCCGCAGGGGTTGACCAATTGCCGAACCCGGACGGCGCCGTATTGACAAAGGAAGATTGCCCGAAATTCGCCGTCAGTGCCTCGGTAGCCACACCACTACCGAAGCGCACATAGGGAGCAATGGCACCGGCAGGAATCGAAACACCACCAACCCCAGTCACTGGATCGGCTGTTGCGTCAGCATTCCAGTTCCCACTGTTCCGACGAAACCAAGCAAGTCTGTTCGTGAGATCAATTGCCGCGCCGAACACGTCACCTACCACCGTGGTGCCAAGATTTTTCCCAGTGTTAACGCCGTTGGAATAAACAATGGTGGTCGAACCAAACGCAACCCCTACGCCATTTGTAGCAGCGCCACTAATATCATTGAAGGTCCCCGTGAAAAATTGACCCACACCGAAACCTTCAGCGTTCGAAAGAACTGTCTGCGTCGTAATTTCAAAATAATATTTCCCTGTCGCAAGCACAGTCAGACTTGAAACACCCGCACCATTGCCGGTGCCGCCATGAGTAACGGTTAGGTTGCCGTTCGACATAACAACGTTGGCTGATGGAATCCCATCAAACGTCGCCAGCGGCCCTGCACTGATCAGTGATAAATACTCAGTCTCAATCCAGATGTCGTCGTTGTTGGGCAGTACGCCTGCATTCACCGTGCCGCACACCGTCACGGTGACGTTAGCACCGGCCGTCGGGTTCCAGATGGCGTAGGGCTCGGCCTTGAACGGACGCAGCCATTGCGAGTTTGCCGTGGTGACGATCTTGCGCGATTGCGCTTGCCCTGTCGGATCACTCGCGCCGCCGACGCGGGTGATCGAGGTCTCAGTCGTCTCGGTGCCTTCGTAAGCATAGCGCGAGGATGAATATGCTGACATGGCGCTACTAGCTGCTGGAACGGACGAGTTGAATCACCGATCCATTACCAAGTGGGGTAGGTATTGCTGCCGCTGCGTTGAGCTTGCAGTCCTTGAAAAGAATGCTGCCGTTCATGCCTAGGCCGAACAACACCAAGTTCCCCGCAATCGCCGACAAATCGACAGCTTCGGCGGAAAAAGTTGCAAACAGACCTGACACATTCGGAGCGAGAAGACTGTTCGGAACCAGTGAACCGGACGCGAGCGCGGGGGCTGTGCCCTGCCAGACGTAGTTGCCAGCTCCGCCTAAAGCAACGCTCTGACCGACGTTGTTGAATTTAAGCGTCGTATTGTTGAGAATTACATTTCCCTGAGCACCCACTGCTCCTAATTGAACGGTTGAAGCAGCCGCTGTCGTCAGCACTTGAAGCGAACAATTATCCAAATAGATTCCATTCGCTGCTGAATTGACAATAACAAACGCATTGGTACTAGCTCCGCTTCCAGCCTGAAAAGTCAATCCGCGCATGTAGGTCGTCTGAGCACCACCACTCGCACCAATGTTTATGTTGGCGGCTGCCGTCGTCGTCACGGTTGCTCCCGTCGTCAGATCGGACGCGGCGGGCGGGTAGCTACCAGCATGGTTGTGACATAGAATCTTGTTGATACCCGCAGTAATAGACGTAGGCCCAGTCGTGATCGCCGTCGCCTGCGACTCAGCGTGATTGTCGCCGACATAGATCGTGTTGTTGGTTGCGAACCAGTTAGTCGCGCCAGCATTGGCCAGCCGCGCGTGCGGAGCTTGGCCGCCGGTGAAATTGGTAACAGGGCCGAGCGAAGTCCAGACTGTCGTTGCTGATGTTTCCGTCGTCGTCACACCAGCCGTATCGCTGAATGCAGGTTCAGCAGCTCCCAATGTGCCAGCGGTCGTGCAAATCTGATAGGAAGCGCCGTTGTTGCGCTGGATGATCGTACCTAGCGTCGGTACACCGATCGCCTTGGCTGCCGTCCAATTGATAGTGTTAGTCTTATCGCCGTTGACCGCCGCAATGCCAGTCACTTCCATCCAGGTAACAGTGCCGTCAACCGTCTTGGCCCCGCGCGTCAGAACCCAAGTAGCATCAGTGGCAACCGCAGTCGTTCCCGCGATAATACAGACGAATATCCGCTCTGATCCGACCGCTGGCGCGGTGAACTGTCGGCATAACTGCCCCGCCACCACCGCCGCACCAGACGCCCGCTTGGCTACTGCATAGTGCCCGGTGGTTGCCTGATCCCCGGCGTTGCAGTACCAAGCTAGATCATAGTAGGCCATTCACTCAGCCGCGAATGATGTCGTCTTCTTGAATATGCGGCGCTTGGATAACCTGCGTGAACGGGAAGACCGTCTTTCGCCTCCCGGTCACTGAATCGTAGTTGCGATCGAGCAGCAGCGTCTTACCCCGCCCAAACAATACGTCCCAGCGCGCCTCCGCCTCCTTTCGCGTCGGCTCCATCTGCCGAATCACGTTCAGCATGATGTTGATCGCAGCCCCGAGCACGGCATCGACGTTCTTGCCCGCCGATGCCTGCCGGAAAGCCTCGAAGAGCTGCCGCTCTTGATCGGGTAAGCCTTTAAGGGGATCGGGATTCATGAAGCCTCCATTTGCTCGCGCATCTTTGCTCTGTACTTAGCCTGACGCAGCCGAGCGCACTCGCCGCAAGTTCGGTATTCATATTTGCCGTCGCGGCCAACCCGAAGATTGTCGCCAGCCAATTCGTGCCCATGCTTGCAGTGCGTTGACACGATTCTTGGCACAGCCGCTGGCTTCTCTTGTTTTGCTTTGTACTTAGCCTGACGTAGGCGGTTGCATTCACGACAGCGCCGCTTCTCATACTTACCTTCGTGCGTGATCCACAGATTATCGCCTGCAAGCTCGTGGCCATTCTTGCAGTGCGACCACAGCGCCTTGCGCAGTGGCTTGCTCCTCCAAGCATCGAGACACTCGATGATTTTTACCTGCCGCCTTGCGCTCATCAGAGGCAACAGCGTCATCATTAGACCGCCGGTCTGCGCTTGGTTGGTCGAACGCCAGCTAAAAGCGATCTTGCCTGATGGTAGCGACCTTTGCGTCATCGAACCAAAGCCGAAAGTGCCGCGCAGACGTTTGATGACATCGTTATCCGTCATCACAACTGAGATGACTAGATCGCCGTTGCGGTGATGTGTGAAGCAGCCTTCGCCTTCGATAACACCCGCCGCCCAATACAGCCATTTCATCGAGATCATATCCACCTCCTGATCGCGGGATGCGATCAAGAGACAGCGTAGACCATATTGGCTGTAACTCCAAATGATATGCCAAATGGAGGGTGTTGCGTGACAACTTGGCGTCACGCCGCTAGTGCGGCCTCGAAAGCAGCCGTATAGTCCACATGCTTCCGCCCGCCGATCTCGCGCACGGCATGCGGGGCGAACATCTCGACTTGCTCCGCGATGAGGCCAATTCTACGTTTCTTTTCATTGAGATAACGATAGCTGACGATCTCGGCAGGACCGAAATTGCCCAGCTTTTCGACATCCGCCTTATACAACTTCGACGACAACTGAAAAATTCCACTCGCATTCCACGTAATCACGATGTTCCCGCCGTTGGGCGTGACTGGAAGGCCGGTAACACTCGTATCTTCGTAGAGCACGAGTCTCCAGGTGGTATTTGCGCCCGCGTTTTTGCGGTAGATCACGATCGCGCCGATGATTGTGCCTGAGACGGCGGTGAAGGTGCAGTCGTCGCCGTCGAAGAGTCCATTCACCACCGTCGGTGTGGTGATGGCAACGTCGGTGCCAACGACATTCGAAAGCGACGAATAGAACTGATGCGCCGCCGAATAGGTGTAGCCGCCCGACGTGGTGATGAGCGCGGCGAACGGCGCAGCGCCGGCCGTCTGGTCGAGCGACTTGTTGGCATCGGCCTCGGTGAGGAGACTTTGCTTGAATCGGGGATAGACCGCGTTGCTAATTGTAGCCTCCTATTGCTAGGGTTGGTTGATTTAACAGAGGGAAAGATCATGCTTTGCGGCTGCGGATGTGAAAGAGAAACTGAACTAGCGACCGAGACACGCCCTCGAAGAGGATGGGTCAGGGGACAACCAAAGCCGTTTCTTCCTCACCACAGCAAGTTTCGCCACGTCAGCAAGGACGGCATTTACAAGCGGTGCCGCGAATGCAAACGAGACAAACGGATTCACGACTTCCACAGAGAAGATGGAACCCCAGACGGCCGCCAACGGATGTGTAAAGAGTGCTCCGCTGAGCAAGCTAAACGCTACCGAGCATCACCGAATGGCCACACAAACCTGTCGCAGGGAAGAAGAGTCTTCAATCTTCGCAGTAACTATGGTTTGACTTCGGAAGCCTACTTAGTGATGCACGACGCCCAATCCGGCCTGTGTGCAATCTGTCGGAAACCTGAAGGAACAACCAAGCAAGGTACTCTGCGCAGGCTTGGCGTCGATCACGATCACCGGACAGGTAAGGTTCGCGAGTTGCTTTGCCTCTCATGCAATCAAGGGATCGCCCGTTTTCACGATGATCCCGCGTTGCTAGAAGCTGCCGCTACCTACATGCGAAAGCACCGCTAAGCCTTCTTCTTTGGCGGGGCATCCGGCGGAGCGGTGACGGTCTCGGGCGTCTCCCCGCGCGCGTGCATGTGGATGCCGGTCTCGGCCGCGAGCTGAGCGCCGCTCTTCTTGGCGTCCTTCTCGCGCCGCTCCTTGTCGGCTTCCGCACCAGCTTCCAGCTCATCGCGCTCGGCCTCGGCCAGTGCGGGGCGCGTCTTCTGCACTTCCTGGACCTCGGGCGCGCCCTCTTGCTTCTCCGGTTCGTTGCCGTCGACCTGAAGATCGGAGCCAGCCTTGGAGGCTTCCTCCATCCGCTTGGCCTCGGGCTCCGCCACCTCGACCTCGGCTTCGCCGCCGGGTGGAATCAGATGCTGCTTCAGAGCGATGTCGAACACGACACGATTGCCGCGCTTGCTCACGTTCTTCAGCTTGAGCTTCCTGGTCGCAACTTTCTCCGCTTGCTCAGCCATGGCTGTGCTCCTTTGTGGAAATGGAATGTCAGCTTGGGTCGTCAGGCTTCTGCGCGCAGGCTCAGATGCCGTCGAGATAACGCACCGATCCAGGCCGCCTGATCTCGACGCCACCCGTGCGGAAGATGCCCGGAACGTCGTAGCGCAACGCGGTGATCTGCATCGGTTGCAGGAACTTGTGCGGCATCGGCAGATGCAGCTTCAAGATCGCCGGGTCGTTTCGATATGCGACCATGCGTGCCACGCCGCCGGCTCCAGCCGTGTCCAGCCCACGCACCGCGCGGACGGTGAGCTGCTGTCCGGTGATCGCGGTGTAGGTGTTGTATTGCTGCACCCAGCCCAGCGCGCTCGACGTGGTGTTGGGCATGCGCGTGGTTGCCAGCAACGTGAAGCTGTTGATCGGCAACAACAGCGTGTCCGCCATTTCCACCGTGTTCGATCCGGTGTAGATGCCGGTCAGGATCAGGTTGATGTCGCGGGCCATGAGATCGCCGTTCTTGGCCGACCACAGCGCCGACGAGCTGGTGCCGTCTGCGGGCGCGTTGCCAGCAGTCACGTTCAGATCGTTGGTGATCCCGGTCCAGCCCTTGGTGGCATCGCCGAGGAACACGATGCGATCGAGGAACTCCTCGTAAGCACGACGTGCGGCATCACCGCGCTCGGCCGTGAGGTTCAGGTTGGGAATCTGCATCGCCACTCCCAACTCTTCCATCGTGTAGTAGTACCCGATGGCCGCAAGCTCGATGCCGACCTCGTATTTCGTGCGCATGATGTCGGCGAACGGCATGTCGGACGACTGATGGTGGAACCACTGCGCCTGACCGACTTTGTCGGACGAGTAGAAAGTCTTCGACTTCATCCACTCGTTGCCGGAAGTATCTACGGGAATCAGATCGGGATAGAGAATGTCAGGATACTGAATCTCGTAGACTTGCGGCTCTATGTAGGACGCCTGTTGCTGCATGAAACTCAGAACCGACTGAGCATCATGGAATGTAGCATGATAGTTCATCGCTGTTTCTCCTTTCGAGAAAGCGTGAGAGAGGAAGGGGAGCCGATCAGGCACCCGGCGCTGTCGAGGTCAGACGAAGCAGGCCAAGCTGCCCTGCTCCAGGCGAAGTCAGCCATCGCGAGCCGGGAATGGCGACGCCAGCGGCAGCGGGCTGAATCTGCCCGGTGGACGAGCTGTAGGTGGCAGGCGAGCCATGCGCGACGGCCGCGACCGCGCGCACCCACATATCGCCTTCCAGCATCACGCCCATGTTCGAATACTGCTGGTATTGATCGGCGGTCTGGCCTTGCTGCGCCACTTCAGAGACGCTCCTGGCCGTGATGCCGATGAACTTGGTCGCGCCGCCGAGGATAGCGCCCTTGGCGTTCGCACCCTCGGAGACCGCGCGCCCGAAAGCGATGCCGAGCGCCGTTTCGCAGATGCGAGTCTCAACGTCATCGTCGTCCATCATGGACGCGATTTCGCCTTCGAGACCCGGCTGCATAGTGGTGGCATAGGTCAGTTGAACCGCAGGCATGGTCAAACTCCTTTGATGATTGCGGTGTTTGGGGAGGCTCGTTCAGTTAACGCTATGAACGAGATCAGGCAGTCGCGCCGAATGCCTTCCGATTCTTCTTGAAGGCGTTGGCCAATTGCTCGTTGCGCTTGTCGTAGGCTTTCGCCGCCGCGTCGTTGTAGTTGCCGCCAGCAGGCTTGCCCGAGAACGACTGCGTCATCCGCGTGAAGCCATCCTGCGTCTCGGTCTCAGTGAGGCTCAGGAACGCACCCGTGACGGTGTCGTCGTTCATGAGCTTGACCTTTGCATCGCCCAGACGATGGGTGACGACATCGCGCCTGATCTGCGCATCGGTCTTGCCTTGCCATACGTACTTGATGGCATCACCGAAGAACGTCATGGCGCGATCGACCACGTCCATGCGCAGGTTCAACGCATCGTCGAGCTTCTGGGGCGTAAGCACGCTGTCGGCGACTTTCGCCTTGAGCGCGACGATCTCGCCGTCCTTGACGGAATCGCCCTGCTTCGCCGCCGCGATCTGCGATTGCAGCTCGGCGATCTGCTTCTTCAGGGCATCAACGTCCGCGCCCTGATCCTTCAGCTTTTGATTGAGGCCGGCCAGATGCCGCGTCAGAATCTGTCCGTCCTTGTCTTCCAGCTCGATGGTGACGCCATCGAGATTTACCAAGTCAGTCATCGTAACTCTCCTTCTTTGATGACGGTGATCGCCCTCGTCTCCCCATGTGTTGGGGATGAGCTTGGTCAGGCCCTGGGCGCGAGCCCGCTTCTTGCTGTCGCCAATGTTGAGCTTCTTGCCACCGCGCGCACTGCTCACCAGCGCAATGTGATTCGCCACGATCTTGGTCTGCTTCGCGTGATACGGTTCGCCGGCCGGCGTGACACCGTCGCCCCACACGAGCTTCGCGCCATAGCCGACGCTGAGCTGCGATTTGCCGCGTTGCGCGGCCTCGATCGCATCGGCATCCATCAGCATCAGCGGCACGCGAATGAAATCGCCGTCGCGCGCCACATGCCCCTCGGACTTGCCGACCGCGTGCTCTTTCCAATTCGAGGAATCGACAGAGGTCGGCGGATGATCAAGCGTGATCGGCTTGTGCGCCAACGACTTCATCGCGGCATGATCGAACACCTCCGCCTCGGGACGGTAGACACGAACCTCATCCATGTCGGGGCGGCCAACCTCGTAGCCCTTGTAGACCTGGATGCCGATGCGCGCGACACGCGGGTTAGCCACCAGATAACCGCCGTTCGTCAGCCTGAAGGCACCCGCATCGAGCGTCAGGGTGTCGATCATCTCGATACTGTCGCCGGTCCCCTCGCCTTCTCCCTCTTCTTCTCCCTGTTCTTCTCCCTCGGCCGCCTTGCGCTTCTTGCCACCCCTGGAGGTCTCGGTGGTCTCCGTCGTCTTGGTGGTCCTGCTGTACTCGGACGGCTCGTCTCCCTCATCCGGTTCGGGATCGCCCTCGGGATCGCCCTCGGGATCGCCGTTGCCTTCGACATCGCCTTCCTCGCCTTCGCCGCCCTCCAATTCCTCGGCGGCCAGAGCCATGGCCTCGACCTCCTCGCTCATAGCTGCGAGTTCTTCCTTCTCGGCTTCCTCTCTCGAAATCCACTCCTCCTCGCCTTCCTCGTTCTCGATCCGCTTGAACTCCTTCTGCACGGCCCGAAACGCGAGCAATCCAGCTAATTGATCGGGCTCCTCCTTGATCGCGTTCCTGAAGGCCGCCCGCCAAACCGACTTGGCCTCCGCCGGCATCTGCTTCACTTCGAGCGGCAGATTCCGATCCTTCAGCGCATCCTCGACTTGCGCGTTCGAGATGGCTGCGGCCTGCGCCTTCGACATCCCCTTCCGCCTAAGCGCTTCGTAGACCTTCGGGTTTTTGATCGACGGACCATGATTGGAACCGGGCATCGTGGACTCCTATTGTCTGCTGCGGCGCACGAGGCGGCGCACGCGCGCGGGCACTTCAAGACCAGAGCGAAAGACGGTGTGGCGAAGATGGTGCGAGAGCGAATGCCACAGCTTGCCGTCGCGCCCACAACGCAGCCGATCGAAATCCTCTAAGGCGTGGCAGGCGTGCCGGTGCAACTGCTCGGCGTTCTCGTTACGGCGTCGGCGGCTCGATGACATTGGCTTCCCATGCGCCGCTGAAATAGCCGTAAGCCGCCAGCGCGAGCATCGCAGCCACCACCAGCACGAAGACGGAAAAGAAGAACCTGCGATCGGAAGTCATAGCTTCACCGAAACATGAGATGCGGCTGCGGAATACCCGGACCCATGCCCAGCACCCCGGCGATCCACACTACGACGGCAATGATGCAGAGCAGGCCGACAATGACCTTGCCCCACTTGTAAACATCCGCATCAATCGACCAGCCCATGAACTTGGTGATCAGCCACACGATGCAGAACGCGATGAAGATGACCACCGCAATGTAGAGCAGCAGATACAAAAAGCTGATTAGGATAGCCATCGCTCATTCCTCCCCAGTTGCTTCGCCTGCCGGAATCCACGCACAGCGACAATTCGGATGAGCCGGAAGCAGCGGCCATGCCTCATCGAGCCCATAGGGACCTTCAGCGGCGAGGTCTTGGCAAATCTGGCAGACCTTTTCGTCGCCAGCGGTGAGCACAGCGAATAAACTTGGCAGCGCCTCCAGCGCCGCTTGCGCATCCGCCTCGTCCTGCCGCGCCTGCTCGGCGTCGGATTCCGCCTGATCCGCTTCAGCCTGCGCCTGAAGCGCCGCGCTTTGCGTCGTCATCGCCATCACGGCAGCAGTCTGCGCCTTAGTGGTCCGGTATTCCTGCTGCTTTGCTGTCCATCCGCCCTGCGCTGCCTCTGCCGCAGTCGTCTCGGCCTCGTTCTGCGCGGTCTCGGCCTTAGCCGCCGCGACTTCCGCGCGCGCCTGCGCCTGCGAAGCCTCTAGCTCGGCCTGCGCGGTGCGTGCCTGCGCTTCCGTCAGCGCTTGCTGAGCGGCCTCTAACGCCTGCTTGGCTTGCAGGATGTAGCTGTCGTCGCGCACAAGATGGTCACCAATGCCGTGCTTCTTGCGCGAGAATCCTCCAACATTACCAATCGCTGACTTAACTTGCCCAGGATGGAATATGATCCAAGAGGTGCCACCTTCGATTTCGTTCCTGTACTTGATGCCGTCGTGACCTTTTTCCTGAAGCTTCTGGCGATACTGCTGCGCCATTTCCTGCGCCAAGCTGTGATCAGGCTCGTCGGCCTGCTGACCCATATCAATCGCTCTTTGATTGATTTCCTCGCGATAATTCGGGTCGCTGTCGTACTTTGGTCCGGTTTCTTCGATGTCACCATGCTCATCAAGCGCAGCGTCAATGTCATGGTGATTGTAATTGCCTCGCATCATTTCGTTTAGCATCTTGCTGTCGCTTGAGACGTGCGGATTCTCGACACGCAAATGGACCGGCAGCACGCGACCACCCTCAGATCGACCAGCGCGCTCGCCATAGAGCCCTTGGGCGAACTTATTGGCGACATGCGGCTCCTGCGCAAAATGACTGCCGAGAAACGTGCGTGGGTCGGAGCCGCTACCGCTCCGGTGATACTCGCCGGTCGGGTCTTCCACCGGCTCGCCGACCGAGAAGTGGTGGAAGTCCTCTGGCGTCGTCGTGCCGTGATAGACAGTGCGCGGCGAGCCATCAGGATTGACGACCTTGCTCTTACCGAACCAGTTCTTGAAGGCTGGCGTCTTGGTTACCGCCGCAGCGCCACCTTCGCCTCCGCTCCCTCCAGCGCCTCCGCCCGTCGTGAATCGCCCATGCGGATCGTGATAGGGATTCGCATCGTGTGACGTTCGCCGCGCACCGAACGGCGATGACCGCGCCGGCTCAGGAATTTCAGGAACGATACCAACTTGCGCGATGCCGGCCGCACGGTACTGCATGAGCCGCGCCGCATTGTGCAGTTGCACCGTGGTCGTGTTGACCGTCGCCCTCACACGAGCTTCACCAACCTTACGCAGAACGCTGAGCACTGCACGATACATTGGCAGAGGCTTGTTCCCCGCGATTGCCGCATTGCCCGCCTGCCGCGAGACTTGCTGCACCATCGCCGCTGCAATGCCCTCGAACTCGCGCTGAACCATCTCGCGATAGACGGCAGGCACCGGCACTTGACCGTGCGGCGACACTCCAATCAAAGCCGCGCTCGCCCTGGTTCCCGATTCCTGCGCGCGCGCCAGGAAGCGCGACCACCAATCCTCGCCTACCAACAGCGCCGTCGCCGTGCGCTCGAACCATCCAGTGAAAGCAGAAAGCCTGTGGCCCGGATTCGGCATTAGCTGCGCCAAGGGGTCGTTTTTCGCGGCCATGAGGTCGCGCTCGACCAGAATCGTATGCGTCTGCGAGCGAAGCTGCCCGAGTCGCCGATTGCCCTCAGCGAGGAATGAGCGGCGAAGTCCAGCCGTGCCCGTCGGATCGCTCATTCAAGCTGCTTGCGATACGCCTGGAGTTCTGCCCACTGCGATGGACTTATGGACGCGGGCCGTTGTGCTGGAAGATTCGCCACGTTAATCGGCTTGGTCGATTTCGGAGCCTTCGCTGCCGGTGCCTTCGCCGCCTTGCCCTTTGGGGCCGGTTTATGCTTCGCCGTCGAGTGGCCGTGCGGACCTTTCGATTCTTTCGGCTTCTTCTCCATCTTCCCTTTGGGAGCTTTGGCGGGCTTCGCTGGCTTCTTGGGCTTCGCGGCCTTGGTGGGTTTCGCGGACGTAGCCTTGGCTGGCTTCGCGGCCTTGGCTGGCTTCGCGGCCTTCGCGGGTGCTGCCGCCTTGGCGGGCTTCGCGGGCGCGGCCTTGGCGGCCTTGGCGGGCTTCACTGCCTTCGATGTCGGTTTAGCTGCCTTCGAGCCTGCCGCTTTGGGCTTTCCAGTGGCTTTCGCAGCCGGGGCCGCCTTGGCTGCCGGCTTGGTGGCACCCTTACCAGCGCCCTTCTCTGGCTTGGCAGGAGCGGTCTTCGCGGCCGGCGCGGTGGGCTGCTTGCCTTCGCTCGGCTTCGCTCCACCCTCAGCCGGCTTGGATTCGCCGCCACCACCGCCGCCGCCTGATTCCTTCTTCTTTTTGCCTCCGCCCGAGCCACCACCTTCGCCGCTTGAGAACTTGCCGTCAGGACCGTGGTTCTGGTTGAAATCGCCGAAAGGGTTGTCTGGCGAAGGCTCGTTGCCCTGATACTCGGCCATGATCAGATCGAGAATGTCGGAAAGCTGTTGCAGCGCTTGATCAAGCTCTTCGTAAGTCGGCCCGTTCGGGTCAGGCATAGCTATAGTCGGATCAACCGGCATGGGATCGCTGTCGCCTGACGGGTAATGATGCAGGCGGATCGGGCTCATCTTTTCGGGTGGGGGTAAACGAGGCGTAGTCGTATGCCTCTGAACATTCTCAGCATGTGTCTTCGCCTGCTCCGAAGCGTGGTGCGCCTTCAGCGCGCGAATGACACCCTTCATAGCAACATGGCCGACGTGCTCGGCGACGCCCATCTCCCCCGCCGCCCTCGCAAACTCCTCGCGAACCTTCGCGACGGCAGCAGCCGTCTTCTTCTGCCCAACAATTTTCCCAAGCCCGCGCCTGACGCCCTCGACGGCTGCCTCCTCTTGCGCCGCCTTGTACGCGCCATGCGTGACGCCCTTGATGCCCTGGCCAGCCTCATGGAGCGCAAGCCGCGCGCCGCGAATCGCCGCATTCTTCCCGCGCTCAACGTAGTGCTTGACGTTCGCCCTCACCCCACGCGGCCCTGAAAGCTTGGGAATGCCACCACCAGAGCCCGAGCCGGTCGTGAATCTGCCTGTGGCTGGATCATGATTGGGATTGCCGCCGCCCTCGTCCTCGATCGCGCTGTCAGCGCCAGCAACCGCTCCACGGCGCGGCAACCCGGTCGACTTCGGCGGGAACGGCTTCGGCGGGAACGGCCTCACATTCGAAGGCGGAGGCGGTGGCGGATTTGGCGGCGCATTGGGATCAGGCGGCTTGTTCGGATCGGGCTGCCCCATGAACGGAGCCAGTTGCGGCGGAGGTGGCGCAGGCGCGTTCTGCTCCTCGATGGTGTCGCCTTCGCTCGCCGCGTCGTCGAGCGCCTTTTCCAAGCCCGGATAGAACCCATCCTCGATAAGCTGGTTGGCGCGCGCATTGGCCAGAGCTACCGGCGGAATCTGCGCCGCGTTCACATCGATCTGATACGTCTGCGCCTTCTTCAGCGCGATGTCGGCCTTGTCGCCGTCGCTCAATTGCCAGAGCGAGCGCCACTCATACCAGATTTCCGGTGGCCGCTCGCCCAGCGCCGAGCGAATGATCACCTCATCGAGCGGCGTCATCGCTGGCGTCAGCGTGACTTCCTGCTCGGAGGCCAGCCGGTCGTAGTAGTTCCTGAAATCAGCCTCGCCGGTCACGTTCAAGCCGCGATGCGGCAGTCCCAGGAACCGACCGGCCGGAATGTCGACCGCGCCCGCCGCGATCTGCAAATAGGTCACCACGATCTGGTCGAAGCCGTTGAGCGAGGCCGTAACACGCTGCCATTTCTCGTTACCGTCGATCACCAGCGTGTTGATCACGCTTTTCATGGCGTTTGCGGCCGCAAAACGCTCCTGCATTTTCGCAGTACCGGCTTTCGTGGAAAGAATGCTCTTCAGCTCAGGAACTTGGATGATGTCGATCTTCATCTCGGCCACGAGCGTGGCCAACGATCCCGTCACCAACCCGCACATCTTGATCGAATCGTCGATCGCTTGCAGAACGCTGTCGCCCCAGACCTGACTGAGCATTTGGTCGGCCGTATCCATGCCGATCAGCTTGACCACGCGCGATGGATGCAGCTTCACTTGCTGCTTGTTGCCGAACAGCGTGCCGGCGCTGGACTCTTGCGAAAAGCTTTTGTCCACCGGAATGTTGTTCGCCATGTAGTATTCCGGCTCTCCGAAATACTTCGAAGATATGTCGTAAATGACCGGCCCAACGGTGACCTGATTCTTCGACACGACATGCAGGAACTTGAGCGAGTCTTTAGTCACCAGATCGAGATCAAGCTCTTCTTCCGGGTCACCCGCGTCGACGCCGATGATGATCGCCGCACCGCCGTAGAGCCGCGCCTTGATCAGCGCCTGCTGCACCTTCTGCTGGATGAATAGGCTCTTCTCCAACGCCTCCAGCAGCGTGACTTGATCCTGGTCGGCCTCCCATTGCCGCCATTCCCGCGTCATATCCCAGGCCGGAATCGTCACCGCCTTGCGCGCAATCCAGTCGCCGCGATAGGCGAACTCCAAATCCTGGATCGACATCAGCTTGAGGGCGTAAGCTTGCGACGCGAACTTGTCGCGACCCGGCACGCCAAGGCCCGCCAGCAAGTTGACGTAGCTGTCGTCCCATTGCACCTGACCGCCTTGCCCAGGCAATGGGACGATGTTGTCTTTGATGTCGGTCATGTGAACTGCCCGTAAATCAACGAGATCATCAGCCCCAGGATCGCGAGCGCGGTAGCTCCAAGCAGGATGCGCCGCCACGTCGGCATCTCTTGCCACCACTGCGAATAACGAAACGCGCGCCAGAGATTCATGGATTAGGCTCAGAACGCGGACGCGGCAGCGGAACCTGCTCGCGGCCAGCGCCATCGAGCTGCCTGCGCATCTCTTGCAGTTGCCGCTCCAGCGCACCCACTACCGATTCGAGCACGTCTTTCGAGACGCAATTCGCCATCAGCGTGTCGGTCTTCTCCTGCCATGCCACGATCATCTTCACCGTTTCCTGGCGAGCTGATGCGGTCGTGGAACCGCTGTAGAACAGGAATCCGAGCAGCACGAAATTCATTACGACCAGCGCGATCGACAAAGGCTGATCCTTGAGCGCCTCGAAGAAGCTCCGCGTCGTCTGGCCAACCTGCTCAGTGATGTTCATGCCGTGCGAAACTCACCGGATTCGTCGCGCCGAGATGAAGCCCGTCACACTCAACGTCCCACCGCTGAAAGTCGCCTGCGATACGAGGTAGACGTTTTGTGAAGCGCTGGAATTGTAACGATCCGGCCCCGTCTGCATGATCTGAGTGAGCCCCTTGGTCATGGTCGCGGCGATCTGCGACATTGCTCCCAATCCGGTCGCGAGCTGCGCAGGAGTCGGCAGAGTCGCAGAGTTCGGAGAAGTGGCTGAGGCCAGCACGGTCGGGATCGTGTTGGCTCCTTCAGTGAAAATGGTCTGTCCCCACACGTCCCAGTCGCCTGCTGACAACGTCAATGTCGCGACGTTGATCGGCACGCCTGTGGTCAAGGCGCTGCCAGCGGTGTTGTTGGCCAGCAGATATTCGCCCACCATCCCGGCAGCAGCGTCAGTGCCATCCGTGACGCCTCGGCGCGGCGCGTTGTCCGGGACAAGGATGAGATTGTCGCTACCGAGCTTGGCTATGTTGCCCGCGTTCGCGCTGACAGCAGACGGACCCGCAGGTCCTTGCACGCCAGCAGCGCCAGCCGGTCCTTGCGGCCCAGCAAGGCCCTGCGCACCGGGCGCACCTTGCGTGCCAGCAACGCCCTGCGGCCCCTGTACGCCCGTGTCGCCCTTCTGGCCTTGCGCGCCCGTGTTGCCGGGCGCGCCTTGCGGTCCCTGCAAACCCGTTGCGCCAGGATCACCCGGATTGCCTTTCGGCCCCGGAGGTCCAGCAACGCCTTGGATGCCTTGAGGCCCCTGCTCGCCCTGGATACCTTGCAGCCCAGGTATACCTTGCGGCCCCGGCTGCCCCGGCGAAGCGTCAGAGCCCGGTGGACCTTGGATGCCCTGCGGCCCTTGCACACCGTCCTGACCTTGCGGCCCTGCTGGCCCCGCTGGTCCTTGCACGTCGCCCAGCGTGATCCAGCCCTCGGGCGTCAGCGTAGGGCCAACCCACAAGCAAACCTCTTGCGTCGGCTGATGGAGCAGCCCCTGCCCGTTCGCCATCTGATTGCCGAGCGGCGGATTACCGGGCGAATCCCAATCCTGCGGGATGTAACCTGACGGCGGTAGCTCGGCGATCGTCTTGTTGGTGAAGCTGCCGATGATCGTGGCAGTGTTTCCCGGCGGTCCTTGCACACCCTGCGGCCCTTGCGGCCCTCCTGCGCCGACCAACCCAGGCTCGCCTTGACCACCTTGCGGCCCAGCCGGTCCTTGCGCACCGATCGAACCCTGGATGCCCGCTGGACCTTCCGGTCCCGGCAAACCCTGCACACCGGCAGGCCCCTGCGTGCCATCTTCGCCAGCGGGGCCTTCTGGTCCCATTGGCCCAGCGTCACCCGGTGTTCCCTGCTGACCAATCTGGCCTTGCAGACCTTCTGGACCTTGAGCGCCGTCCTCGCCTTGCGGGCCTTCTGGGCCAACAGGCCCAGGATCGCCTTGCGGTCCTGGCTCGCCCTGCGGTCCAGCTTCACCTTGAGGTCCGGGCGGGCCTTGCAGTCCTGGTGGACCAACACCTTCTGGCGGACCAGCACCCACAGGCGGCGTAGCACTGGTGCCATCCGGCGAGAAGATCACGTCCACACGATCTTGCGAGAGAATATTCTGTACTACCAATTGCTCCTTGAACGGCTCCATGATCGGATCGTCGAGGTCGATGTAGTCGAGCGCAATCGCGACATCCCATTTCCTCTGCACATCGGGGCCGAGAAACTGAACACCGCGCATGCGGGTGCGAAACAACGAATATTCCTCGTTGGTCCAACGCTGAGCCCAGCTCACGAAATCAATGAAAGCAGCCATGGTCTAATCCCTATGCCATGCGTTCGCGCTCGCGCGCGAGGCCGAACCCAGTGGTGATCTGCAAATCAGAGAGCGGCGTTTCCTTGCCAGCCTCGTAACGGAACATGGCATGCGCGAAACTCAGCAGCTCATCGTCGTCGCTACCATCGATCTTGATCTCGTAGTTGGCATGAAGCCCCGTGTACTCGCACACGAACTTCTCATAGGCGCTGTAGTCCTGTCCCCCACCATAGCGCTTGATGATCTGCCGAATCGTCACCGCGCCCGCGTCGCGGTAACGCTTCAACAAATCATGGTAGGCGAGCACGCCGTACTCTGGAGCCCAGAACACCGCCGTGCGATTGCCCTTCGAGGTCTCGTAAGCCGTATTGTATCCGGGCAGGCTCGCAATGTGCGACGTGGTGTTGATCGCACCAGGATTGTTGCAGCGAATCGCAGTCGGATTCTTCTTGTTGAGCGGATCATCGCTGTAATAACCACCATCCACCACGGCGTGATACTCGGTGCGATCGGGATCAGGATCGGGCAGCGGCGGTGGCAGCCAGTCTTCGCCGTCCACCGGAACAGGCGGCACGTCAGCCGTGAGCACAAAGCCCGGAGGCAAAATATCCTCCAGCACCACCACAAAGGCCGCGACAAGCTCATCCACACTCGCAGTCGAGCCGGTCTGCTGCGCAACCATCGCCATCTCGGTGAGCTTCGCCTTAGGATCAGTCGGTAGGATGCCGGTCTCTTTCGCCCACGGCCGCATCAGCTCGCGCCAGCTATAGACGCCGCAGACACCATCAGCGTCGAGCTTGTGATCGCGCTGGAACTGTTGAAGCGCGGCCTTGGTGCCTTCGCCGAAAATGCCGTCCACGGCTTTGCCCGTCATGCCGAGCAGCGTTTGCAGCATCGAGACATAGAAGCCCTTGGAGCCCACACGCAGCACCGGCAGCGTGATCGTCGGCGCGCTCGGATCGGGCAGCCCAACCGTGATGCCCATCTGCCATGGCGAGCCGTCGTCATAAAGAGTTGCGCTATCCTCGACCGAGACATGCGCGTGCTGGTCATGCGGATTCGATCCCGAATAGCTCCGCCACTCCCACGGCTGCGGGCCACCATAGCCAGCAAATATCTTGCGATTCGAGATCACGTACTTGACGCGCTTGTCGGGATGCGTGCGCAAGTGCTCGGCGAAGCGATAGCTGTCGAAACCTCCACGCGGATCGTGCGTGAAGTCACGTGCCTGCACAACACCAGCACTGTTCGGATTATGGTCGCTCTTACTCGCCTGATGCGACGCATCACCGATGCTGCCATCAGAACTCTTGCTGCGATTCGGCGCGGCCTCGTTGATCTGCGTGAGCAGCGTCTCAAGCGCTCGTGCGACTCGCCAGCTTGCCATCTTCAATCCATCCTCACCCTATGCGTTTCGCCCGTTCCATCCAGGCAGCCCAGGCCCACCTCACAATAGTAGTCATGTATTCCCCGTCGTCGTATGTTTCTAACAATAAATCAGCGTTGGAACGTGGAGGCGAGCGCTCAATAACCCACTTCTCGAACTCTCTGCGCTCAGCGTCTTCGACGATCATAAATGTAAGGCGCGGAGGCCGCTGTCATCCGGCCTCGCCAGCTCCCCGGATGTCGATTCATCCAGCCGCGCCCATGACGGTGTCGTCAGCATGGAACCAACACCGCCAAGCTTCACGCCTTCGACGGCGTGACGTGCGGGCCTTGCGGAACGCCCACCACAATCCAGCCGGTCGCAGGCGTCCATGCCGTCTTCCACACGACCGGAATCGGCTCACCACCACCAGTGGCCGGCGGAACAGTGGGCGGAAGCTCAGGAACTTGAGCCCACGGTGGCGAATAGCCCGGATCGATTGGCCCCGGCGGCGGAAAGAATATCGGCGGCGGGTGATCAGGCACCTGTGCCCATGGTGGGCTGTATCCTGGATCGACCGGCCCGCCACCCGGCCGCGCCCACGGCGGCGAATAGCCGGGATCGACTGGGCCGCCGCCGCCCTGCCCAGGAGGTCGCGGCCGCGCCCATGGCGGTGAGTACCCAGGGTCGACCGGAGGTCGTGCCCACGGCGGGCTATAACCCGGATCGACCGGGCCGGTCGGCGGCCGCGATGGACCTCCACCCGGCACTTGAGCCCATGGCGGGCTGTAGCCGGGATCAACAGGCCCAGACGGGCCGCCAGGAATCTGACTGACGGGAATGATCATTGCCAAAAAAGGCTGCATCGCGTGTACTCCTGTTGTTGCAGAAACGCCCATATAGGCTCGTCACATGACAGATACGACACCGAGCTACGACGAACTCGCTCAGGGCGTCGCCGCAGGCTTGAAAAAGATCGCGCAGCTCGAATCCGAGATCGGTGTGCTGCGAACCGACGCTATGATCTCGAAGCATCAATTCGCTAAGGCATGCGAATTACTGGGTGACATCCGCGCCTGGATGTTCGTCGATCTCGGAGACTGGGACGCAGAGTTCATCGAGCGCATCGATGCCTTAGTGCCACCGAAGGAGCCAAAGCCATGACCGAACCAGACCCGGTACGCCAACAAAACATCGCCGCAGCCGCACCGAATATGATCGGCCCTAATGAGGCCGCCGCTCAAGCTATGCGTAACGCCGTGATGGCTGCCGAAGCTGCCGACAATGTGCAAATCTATGTCGATCGTCTGCAAGCCCAGATCGATCTACTCAACACCACAGTCGCGAGCCAGAGCGACACCATCGCGCGCTTGCTGGCAGCAACCGTCCAGCATGCTTGTCCTGCAAACGCCGTCGCAGCAACAACGCGCGACGCCAGCGATCATCCTCTCAACATCGATGAGTGCATCAAGCAGGGCTTATGCAATTGCGAGGTCGGCTACATTCTCTATGCCCAGACCTGGACACCGCCGGTATAAAGCGGGCAGCTCCGAACCGACGAATCGCCATCAGTCGAAGCTGCCGCTGTTCGCGGGCACGTCGGGAGGCTTGAGGCGCGTCCGCGACAGAAGCTTCATTTGTCGTCACCGCTGATCCATGACAGGTCCTGATCGTAGGCCAGCTTCCTATTGTCGAAGCAGCGCCACGCCAGCGCGAGCGCACAGACGCAATCGTCGTGCATGCCAGGAGGCGCACCGTACCTGATGCCGAGCCGCGTGAACTCATATTCGAAGTTCATCAGCTCCATCGAGATCGGGCCTTCAGGGAAACGAATCTTGCGCTCGTGAATCGCCAGCGCCAGCCCTTCCATCAGCATCTGCTTGCTGGCCGTGGTGAAGCGATAGCCTTCAAGCCTCGGGCAGCTCAGCTCGATAACCTCGGCTCCGTTGCTGCCCTTGCGCACCGGCAGCTTGATCGCCTCCACGATCGGATCGCCAACACCTGTCTCGTCCACCAGGGCTGGAGAGTTGCCCACGAACTTTTTAATGATTTCGACTTGCTCGTGCCATGGCTTCTGAAACCTAAATGCCTCGCACACGCGCCCATCAGCATCGAGACCGATGCCGACCGTCCAGTCCTGCTTGCGCGCGAGGTCCCAACCCCATGCGATTGCCGGCCGCTCCGAAAGCGGCGCAAGACATGCGCGAACGTGCTGCACACCGAACGGATTGCCCTCGTCGTCGCTCGGCTCAGCGAGATACAGCTCGCGGAACACTTGCTCGGGCAGCATCGCCTTGGCCGACGCGATCTCTTCCTTGGTGAGCACGCCAGCATTGACCGCGTCCCATGCCGTGAGCTTGTGGTACGCAAGATTCGGAAGTCCTTGCTCAGCCTGCCGCGCGAGCTGGTAGAACCAATTCTTGCGGCCTTTGACGTTGCCGATGATGCGGATCGGCCCGCGCGTCGCCGTTAATGTCGAACGTATCGCGTGCCAGCTTTCTTCCTTGAAGCGCGACGCCTCGTCAATCACACAGGCATAGACATCTTCACCATAGAGCGTGTTGCCCGACCAGCACGGCTTGCCTTCACGTCGTACCAACATGCACGTGTTGGGAACGCTGGCGCAGTAGATCATACCGCGATAGCCGACCTTGCCGTAATAGCGCCCGCACTTCGAGGACGACAGATGATGCGAGCGCGGCGAATGAATGCGAACGATGTAGAGCGGGTAACCTGACGGTCTCGCGCCTGCGCGCGGATAGGCCACCGTTGGCTTGGTCTTGATCGTCGCGGAGAGGCCGCACTTGATCGCGATCTCCTGCACGTCGTCGGCAAGCCGCTTGCTTGCACTCGCATAGGTCAGATCATCCAAACCGCCAACCGTCGTCCTGCTTGTGCCGTCGCCCAAGATCATCCAGTGCAACAGCACGCGCAGCTTGTGCGGTGGAAGGTCCTTGATCTTCTGCGGGATCGTCTTGGTGTATTTGTTGCCAAGAGCGATCAGCTTCGCCCACAGTGCCTTGTCCCAGATCAGCAGGCCATCTCGCCGCTCTCGCACATGATAATTCATGCGCGTCAGTAGATCAGCAAAAGCTGTTCGCACATCGCCCTTGTTGCCGCCCTTCACGCCCGCTGTCTGCGCGAAGAAGATGCGGTATCCCATCCTTGCCGTGAGCGCCCGCGCCTTCTCTTCGCTACTCGCATTGCCAAGCGCCGATCCCTCGGCGAGATAGAACCCAAGTAGCGCGCACTGATCCTCCGTGATCGCTGGATCGTCCACGCCAACCCAGCTTGCTTGGGCCGGGATGCTGTCATGCGGCTTCAGTTCATCGGCCCGCGTCCATAGCTCCTTGAGCCCGTCCTTGCGCCTGCGCTCGACCAGCATCCGGTGATGCGGCGTGACCCGCAAGCTGATGCGGCTGTTCTGAATTGAAACCATCTCGCCGTCGTAGAAATGGCGCACGATCCGCGTCGGCTTCTGCCACTGCGCCTCCCCCGCAGGCGAGCGGGTCATGATGCTGTCGCTATCGACCAGTTCCGAGAACGGTATCCATCCTCGCTGCGTCAGCACATCGGTCTGGTCATCGTAGCAGTCAGGATGATCGCCAGAGCGGAACGCGATCACTGCACCGCGCGCGTTGGTCAGCGTGTGGTCAGTGGCATTGACCGTGAAGATCGGTCGCCCGTCCTGATCGAGGAAGTTCTGCCGCATGCGATTGAACGCGATGCGCGCCTGCATCGAAACTGGCGCAACCCACCAGAAATTCTGCCCAGGCTTGCCCATCATGGCTTGCTCGTACAGCCAGATGATGCCCGAGACCGTCTTGCCGCTCTTGGTCGACGCCTCAATCAGTGAGATGCGCGCCGGATCGAACATGGCCTCCCGCTGCTTGTCATAGAGCGGCGGCCGCCGGTAGACGATCTCGTGCGCTTGCGTGCTCAATGCGCCGACAAATCCGTTTTATTGTATCCAGGCCACGGCCCGACCATGCTGTCGAACCAACGGCCATCATGGCGAACCTGGAAACTGCCGCAAGCTAAGCACCAGCGGCGAGCACCAACCTCAATCCACTCGTGCTTCATCCCAATCCACCGCAGCCTTCAAGTCCGCCTCGGCGTGCTCGCGCGCCATGTCCAGAAGCACAAACCTGAAAATGTCTGAACTATCCCAAGGCTCACGCGAGTCCTTAAGAATCAGTATGTCCTCAAGCAGCCACACGTTCTGATTCGCGACCGCGTCAAGATACGCACCCATGAGGGACTGCATCATTTCGGCGTGGTGGCAGCCTTGACCGACCACATGGCGGCATCCTCGTAATGCGTCATCGCCAGTCCCCACAAGCGCGCTTCCTCGGGCTCGATGTTCTTGCCCATTTCGGAGTGGCACAGATCGATCAGATCGGCCGTGTAGCGCTTGATCTTGTCGACCAGCTCGTTGCCGCTCGGATTGAAGCTCTCACGTACCCGCGCCGCGCCAAGACTACCAACCGTCATGATCTTCTCCTGTTTAGCTTCCGAGCGCCACACTCCGTTGATCGGTCTGGTGTCAACCGTGTGCAGAAACTGGCCGTCATTGGCTTTCCCGAATGATTGTCACCAGGACAGGGCATCCAATCATCCGTCAGCGCTCGGAACTCGTCATGGCCGCGCATCCTGTTGCTTGCGTTGCGCCCAGCTCGGGCTCGTCATCTGCTGCCGTCGAACCTGCGCTTCGGCCTCAGCTCGCGCCTGCGCTTGACGATCGCCGCTCAGCATCACCGACTTGCCGACCAGCCGCATCCATGCGTCCTTGATCGCCTTGCGTCGCTCCGCGCAGCCGCACGGCATTAGCCGTTCTCCCCCATCATCACCCAGTCCTCCGCCAGCATGTCAGCTTGCGTCGGTGTCCATGGCACGCACTCGCCGTCCATTTCACCGCGAATCTCATAGAGATACGGCTCGGTCATCTTCGAATGATCATCAGGCTTCTGAAGATTGACGTACACGCCGCCCGCCCACCCTTGCCGGAAACACTTGTCGCCGCCCTTCATGCAATGCAGCGCACCGCCGAAGTCCATGCCAGGATTCGCCATCACGCATTCTCCATATGAAAAGGCGAGGGCCTGCACTCTCCGGGTGTCCCCGGCGCATTCAATCTTCCCTCATGTGTCACGAGTGATCCAGTCCGCGACACCGAATCACCGTCCAGCCTATCCTCGAAACTCTGTGGTGCCGTTCTTCGCCTTGCGCTTCTCACGCATTTTACGCATGCGCTCCACCGCAGGCACAGCCTTCGTCTTGCCCGCCTCCAATCTCTCGATCTTGGCAAGAGCTTCGGCGAGCTTCGCATTCGATTCGGCGAGCGCCCGCTTGAGCGCTTTGACCTCGCCCTCAAAGCTATCGTCAGCCTTGTTACGCGATTTCGTAACAGAAGCCAACTGGGGTGGTGTGTTACGCGGCCTCGTAACAACCACCACCTCGCGCCTGATGTCCGCGTCGCTGTGACGCCGACCAACCGACGCGCCATGCGATCCAGGACCACCACATATCCGATCCCAGGTGAGTTCGCCGCAGCCTCGGCACTTGGGAACTTTCACGCCGCCTCCTCGTCCTTGGCCGGAACCATGGGCTCGTTCTCGATCAGCTTGGCGTTGCCGGGAGGATTCTCACTATCGCTGTAAACTTGCTCGCCGCGCTCGTTCAAAATTGTAACATTAACTGTCGTCTGTTGCCGCGCCTGCGCTGGCACCACCTGAACTGCGCTCAGCCTCGGGCTTTGATAGGGCGCGCGCATGCAGAGGAAATCGCGGAACAGATCGAAAGCATGGAAATAGAGGCTTGTGTCCTTGCCTTTCCGCACATCCCCAGCTTCGTCGAACGGGTAGAGCAGCGCCACCAGTCCTTCGAGCTTGCCAATCTGCTCATCCATATGCTCGGTCGCGATCTTGTACTGAGCTGACTTGAGCAGCGCGCGCTGCGCTTTGAGCGTTTTCTCGATCGTGGCCTTGCTGAGCGCGCCCTTCGGCCTGCCGCGTTTGCGTCCTGGTTTGACGCGGGCCTTGCGCCGATCTCCGGTACGTGGCTTTGAGAGATCGCGAAGATTCATTTTTAACTTAGTCCGACAGTAGACTCTTGGCCTCTGGCGGCCATGGTGCGGTATCGAGCTGGTACTTGATGATCATGCCGTCTTGGGCGACGGCAGCTTCGTTGAGGAACTCACGCAGTACGATTGGGTGGATGAACATGGAGGCACGAGCGACCAGGGAGGTGAGATCGTGGATGAAATCTTCTTCGGTCATGGCGGATCGATCTTGTTAGTCAGCTTGCCTTTGAGTAGAGTGGCAAGGCTTAGCAGAGCATCGCGTAGCACAGCTTATCACAGCATAGCGTAGCTTAGCTTGGCATTGGAGGGATCGGGCTCAGGTTCGATCCCTCCACCTATCAAACACAGCCTTCCGGCTTTAGCGTCGCACGGTTTCCCGCCGCTTGATGGCCACCAACACCATGGCCAACCTCGAAGGACCTTCAGGCGACTGCGAGCTTGAGCCAGTCACGTGGGGACATGACGACCGTATCCCCTCCAAGAATTTGAAGCAATACGCCGATTCGCTCGCGTTTGGTCCATTGGCAGATGCCGATGAGGCCGACGAAAGTGCCGACCTTGAACTCTACGCGGTCGCCGATCCTGATCTGGCGGCGGTAAGGGTGGCGCAGTAGGCCGGCGCGCTCGCGCTCTTGGAGGGCCTCGACCTCGCCAGCGCGCAGAGCGCATGGTTCAAGATTGCCGAGCAAACGGACAACTCCACGGGTGTTGTTAACGGCCCGCCATCTATGGGCATCCGCTTGTGATCGCAGGAATAAATAGCGCGGGAACACCGGCTCGGGCGCGTCGATCCAGCGCCCATTGCGGGCACGTGAGACCTGCATTTGCGGGTAGTAACTCTCGAAGCCTTGCTCGCCTAGACCATGGATGGCCACGCGCTCGCGCCCAGCCTTGAGCTGCGCCACATACCAGTGCTGTTGCAATTCCGACTCCGTCCAGACGAGTCGGTCCCGGAAGCGGCGATTCTTTCGTCTATTCCATGGCTTCGGTCAAGCCTCCATGGCCTTGAGCCGCGCACGCAATCGATCAACCTCAGACTGGCAATAGCCACGCAGCTTGCGAATCGCGTTCAGCTCGACCTCGGCGACGCCCATGGCTTCCTCGGCGATATTCTCGCGCCTGCGCAACGTCGCGAGTATGTCGCCCATGCCCATAAGCTCCTCGCGTACCGCCTGGATCGGATCGAACGGCGGTGTCACCGACCGCGCTCCATGCGGATTACGACCTTGGCACGCTCTTGAAGCGCGATGGCGAGCTGAAACAACGGGTCCAGTTCACCCTTGTTGATCCGGCGTTTGAGATTGTGGATCAAAGCCTTGAGCCACTTCTCGATTACCTCAGTTGCCATGGGGAGCCACCATTTCGCGAACCTCGACTCGCAGCGCGGGTTTGTCGCTGTAGCGCTTGATTATCCTGCCATCGACCACGGCCGCGTCGTCGCCCCAGACGATGCCCTTGATCGCGTCGGCAGCAGCCTTGCCAAGATTGTCGAAGTCAGGCTTGCCTGTTGGCAGCAACGAGCCCGCGCGCGCCTCCAGCTTGCGCTTCCAGTGCCAGCTCTCGGGAATCGGCAGGAAGGCGTGGACCAGCAGCGCCACGGGCTTCTCGGTGGGCAGCCGGCCGCGCATTGCGCCCTTGGCGCTCCAGGCAATGGCCTCGCGATAGTGCTCGTCATCGGGGCGTGTGTACCAGTGAATGTACGGACGACCTTGCCCCCACTTGATGGTGGCACCAGCACGTGACCAAGCTCGCGGCTCGCCCTCAACCTCGAAGACGCAGAAGACCTTGGCCGACACCACAAGCGGCGCAGCTTCAGCCAGGAGCGGTAGTTGGAGATCGGGCTCGGGCATTGGCCATTCTCTTGCGAGCGCGAGCGCCCTTCAGCGAGGCTGCGCGCCAGATTTTCAGCAGGCAGGCGCGGCACATGGTCCAGTGCCTGAGAATCCTTGCATTCTGGTCTGTCGTTTTATACCGTGGTTGCTCATTACATTGAACGCATTTCAACTCGTGAAATCCCACATGCCGTTGATTCATAACAGCTTGCCTTGCGCAGGAAGCTCTGGTTTGGGCGCTTGCGGCGTGGCCGAGACGGCCGGCGCGGCCACGGGCGGGGCCGAAGGTTTGTGCTCCGCGCAGAACCATTGCCCGAGCTTGCCTTGGCGCGGGAAATAGCCGAATCCGTGCGCTCCCCACTTGCCGCAATGGCAGTAGTGCAGCAAGCGTCCCTTCTCATCGAGGCCAATCATCCTCGTCGCCCATCAACCACGGCTGACCATTCTTGCAGGAAATCGAATACGCGCTGACAGTCGGTGGGCTGTCGATCCAATATTGCGATATCACCAAGCCGCTTGGTGATCTGACCTCCAAACTTCACTACAATTGGCATCACGCGCTTCGATCTGGTTTCGAGCGACCACGATGTCGGAGACAGCTTACCCCAGATGCAAACCAGCGTAATTTTATACGTATCAATCAAACTGTGCAAAGCTCGCAACTGGCCAGCCGGTATCTCTTTATCTTCATCTTTACTTTCCATAATCAGGTGCTGGTATTTGACCTCGACATTTAGATCAATGTCCATCGGCGTGATGTCACGCGGGAAACAACTCTTTCCGTTAATGATGGTGAAAGCATCCCAATCGAAAAGACCGTCCGAATTGCATGGATTCGATTGCTTGAATCGCTCCGGGTGCAGGATGGTCATTTTTACGTCAGCCTCACAATGAATCCGACTTCCTTGAATGCCTTGATGAATCGCGCAGGATTGCGGCCGAAGTAAAAGAATGCTTGTCCCTGCGTTGGCGCAGCGATGCTTCCATCAGCTTTGTAGAACTTGACGCGACCGCGCGTAAAGCAGATCACCTTGGCGGTATTGACGGCGTCGTGAAACCAAGTTGTGTCGGTGAAATTGTGCGTGAGCATGATGGCGGCAATCACTCGCTTGGCTTTGTACTCAGCCACCATCTTAGAAACGAAGTTCTGGATTGTCGGTTGCCCATATGGCGGATTGAGCCACACGCGCCCGCGCCAATTATGTTTGAGCCCGTCTGTTTCCTCAGTGTGGAATTTTCTGGCGCGGACTATCTTTTGCGCCACAGCGCTCGTCGCTGGATCAAGATCGATTCCGCCGAGCACCTTGCGCACAAGCGTTATGTAAGACTCCGGCGTGAACCATTCGTTCTCGCCGGTCCCCATCGTACCGCGCGTCGGTGGGATTTCCAGAAACGCCGCAAAATACACAGCGCCCACCAGATGCCGAAAATACGCGGCCTCGTCCTGAAGTCGCTTGCCAAGCTCTGATACCCGCTGATGCTTCATGCCGGTGAGGCGCTCGGCTTCGCTCAAGGAAAAAGCGCCGGGAACCCGGCTCTTTTTATTTCCACGTCCGGCTCCGTGTCCGATGGTGACATTCGCCTGCCACCACCCAACGAACAATTGCTGCTCGGCGAGCTTGTCGGCGGCTGCTCGGTGCAGCGTGTCCCATTCCTTGATTTTCTTTGCCTCCTCAAGTCCGTACTCGCGAAACGTCTCGTTAAAACGCAGCTTGGCCTCCTTGATGATCGCATCATGGACAATCTGATTGCGGTGATAGCGTTTTGGATCAAAGCTTTCGAGATCGCGCCCGTCGTGGCGGGCGCTTGTCCGAGCAAGCTGTTGTCCTGGGGTTGTGCGAAAGCTCATGCCGCATCACCCGCCCGCTCCTCGACCTCACGAGGATAGCTCACGACTTTCTCAGCCTTCTCGGGCTTCGATTCCTCGCCGTCCTCGATTGCCGGCAGAAGCTGGCCCTGCTCCTTGGCCATTCGGTCGAGGCCGGCCTTCTCGCGCATATCATCGAAGTGGGCTAGTTCCAGCCACAGCTTCTGCGGATCGTCCTGACCGAGCTTCCACAGCCGGCTGATGGAGCGGAAAGCCCCGGCATGCAGATGCTTCTTCGTCACATAGGTGCCGATCAGTTCGCTGCGAGAACCGTTGGCGCTCGCTGCGCGGTTCTTGAGAATCGCGGCTTGCTCCAGTAGCCGGTTGAGGTCGTTCCTGCCAACCAACGGGAACGCCTTCTTGGCTTCGCCCTTCTTGCCGCGCGCCTTCGCGGCCGCCTTCGGGGCGGCCTTCCTCGATGCCTTCGCCATGAATTACCTCCTATGGGGAATCGGCCGGCTTGGCCGCCTGCGAATAAGGCACCATCGCCGCGCTTCCGGCAAGCGGGCTATTTGATTTCTTCACCATGGAATTGCTTGTGCGCTTCGAGGATGGTCTCGGCATACGCCTTGAGCCGCTCGTTCGTCTCCGCCAGCTCACGCGCCTTCGTCGTAATCTTCTGCTGCATGTCTTGGGCGAAAACCTTGGTTTGCTCCAGCATATTCGTAACCTCGGTGAGCTGATCTTCCACCGCCCTCACCATACTCTCGGCGATTTTCTCGCCAAGATGCACGAAGTCGTAGCGCTGCTCGGGTGGCTGTGTTGAAGACTCCGTGAGCTGCGGTGCCGATGGCAGCAGCCGCTTTGCGCCATTGCCCTGATAGGGCGGCAAGGCGTCGACCGAACGGCGGAACTCGTCTTCGATATAGTTGGTCATGGTTGGCCTTTCTTGGTTGGTGGAAGGTGGTCACAAAGAACCCCGCTGCGAGCAGGATCACAGGGAGCAGAAGCAGCCAGAGTGGCGATGGTCTTTCTGGCGGCGGCGTGGGTGGCAATGCCGCAAGCGGCGGCTTGTGAACTGCGGCGGGCGGCCACGGGAATCCCGGCACCACAGCCACGGTGGCAACCTGCTTCGGTCGTAGAGGCTCGTCTTGAATCGGCTCGGGTTTGGGAGGCTCGGCTGGAGCTGGAGCCACGATTCGCTCGGGGCGGCTTACGATTCGCTCTGGCTTCGGCTCAAGCCTGCCCCAACTCAACAGATTCTTCGGGCGGCCGGGTCGGCCGGGATACCAACACTGGCGGCCGTCGATCTCGCGGTAAGCCCACCAGACGTTATCGTGCCCGCGCGCGGAGCTGCATTGGATGATCTCCTCGGATCGCGCTGGACGGCCAAACATGGCGAGCAAGAGAACCACGAGAGCCGCCAACACCAGCAGCCCAATCGCCCAGCGGGTCGAGTTCTCGGTCACGCCCGCATAACTTGCCGCTTGGTCAGGATGCCGCGCGCCATCAGGCGCATGAGCTTGAGCGTCGCCAGCGGCACCTTGCCTTCGCCACGCTTGTAGCGCCGCGAGGTTCGCCCAGCGAACTCGAACATCTCGCCGCATTCTAATTGGTTCAGCCCAAGCGTTCCCATCAGTTCCTCGTACTCGCGCGCACGCGCCACGTAGGGCCGCACTGTGCGCTTGCGCCCGTTGGTGGCCTTCCTTGTCGATGGCATTCATGCCTCCGTTTGCCTGCGTCGTTCACGTCCAAGCCGCGTCGCCGCTTCAACAACATGCTCGGGCTGGAACAGGGCCACCGAAATATCCTTAGTGTCTTTGCCTTGGTCCCAAAGCTCCAAGCACTTTGTAATAAACTCAGCGTCGCCAACGTACTTTTGGGTTAGGTGCCAGACGCGGATGTAGCTGACAAGCGATTTCATCTCGCTCTCCTGAATGGCCTGCTCCGTAGTTTACGCCCAGGCGGCCACTTAGGCCATGGCCGATCTTGCCGCTCACTTTTGATTTTTTTGCGGCGCTTGGCCGCGTCACTGAGCTGCGCACCATCACCACGGATGAAGGTCTTGACGCGATGATCCTCCTCGGTGCGGTAAATCAGATAGCGCGGGTCATTGGCTGGCGGGTCATATTCACCCGTCTCGTCATCGAGATAGCGCAGCATCAGAGGAGGGTCATGGTCGAGATGGACCTTCTCGTCGCCGAATCTGCGCTTGAGCATGAAAGCAAGCCGCTGAGCGCTGGTTGGAAGGCCGGCCGCCGCGAGCACATCGATGGTCTGGCCGCATTCTTGTAATTGCCAAGCAATCACCTGAAGGCGGACATGCAAAGACACATATGGCCGCACTAGCTTCACTGGTCGGCCTCGTCTTCTTCAAGCTCAGTGTGGTCGCATTGCGTACAAGTCCAGACACCGTCAACATCATCCGGCTCCGGTTCCAGTTCCACGTACCTCATTGGCATGCCGCACTTTGGACAATCACGTTGTTTCATAGCTTTGCCTCTAGGGTGGATCGGGCCATTGCCAAACTTGCGCTCCGTTCACCATGGTGCGGGGCCGGTCGATCTGGCCGCGCGTAATCGCCTCCTCGACCCCGGCCGCCGTCATGAAGATCACTATCGGCATTTCCGCGAGATCGACGCACTCGCCAGCCTCATCGAAGCCGTAGAGCACGGCGTTGCCAGCGTACAGCTCGCGAGCGATGGCGAAATAACGCTGCTCGGCCACCGGCTTGAACAGCCCGAAGCCGTCGACCACGATGGCGATGCCGAATCCACTGGGCAGCACGTGCGGCGGCACCACCGTGCCGTGATCAACATTGTGGCCAAGGCCAAGCTGCTCGTAGAGATCGTGCGGCTCATTGGCCTCGACCACGGCCCAGCGCGCCTCACCCGGTTCAATGGTGGCGAATCTCATGCCTGCGCCTCCTTCGGCCGAAGCTGAGCCAGCTTGCGGTCGAGCATGGCGCGCAGCCGTGACCGCTCGCCCACCGGAAGCTGAACCTTGTCGCGATAGTCACGCTCCTTGTCCCACGCGGCTTCGGCCTTCTCGACCTTCTCCGCCGTCAGGCCCTTGATCCAGGCTTCGGCGTCGGTCACGTAGTCCAGCCATTTCGGTATCGGAGCACCCCGTTTGGGCGGCGCATGCTGGGCACGGCTGACGACTGCGGCCACAACGGCCCGCGACGGGCCTCCGGGCTTCGCTGGGCGGCCTTTGGGGGGAGAGACCGCCTTGGCGCGCGCAATCGGCTTTCGCCCATGGGCCGCCTTCCTGGCCGGCTGTGGGGCTGGTTTCCGGCCCTTCGGCGGGTCAGGATTCTCGGGTTCTGGATTATCCTCTAGCTGCTCCTCGGGCCGCTCGGGCTGGAGCGCGGCCAAGTCCATTTCAAGGTGGCTGCCGTCGCCCCACCCCTCGCCCGTATCCAGTTGCCCAAGCCGGTCGGCGCTCAGCGGAATCCCGCCGTGGCGCTCGATCCGATAGTCGTCAATCTCGGCAATCTCCTCCTTCGTATACATACCCATGCAGGCGTCGGGCGCATGCCGCCGAATCCAGCGCCGCTCAGCGAAATAGGCGAGTTGCTGCTCAGGGTCTTTGTCCCAAAGCGGCGAGCCCCTCACCATGCTTTCCTTGCCTTCCTTCTTCGAATAGCCAGGGTGGAGCAGCTTGAGCGGCGGTGTGGTTGCACTGTGAATAACATCAGGATCATCTTTGAACCGGCCACTCACCATGCAAAGCATGTCGTCGCCCTCGCCCCGGAACTCAAATCGAAGGCGGCCAATCAAGAGCTTCGAGGCATAGAGAATCGCGCCGAATGCCTGCGCCTGAAAGCACAGCCGATTGTTTTGGATGTAGGTCTGCGACGCCAACAGATAGGGCGAGAGATTGAAGCGTGCCGCGATTTCCAAGAGGCCAGCAACTACCGAAGCGTTGTTGTGTAGATGCTGCGGCAGCATCAGGTAGGCACGGCAAACGTCCTTCGCCACATCGATCCATTGCGCGTATGTCTGTGGCGTGACTCCCCGGTCGCCAACCGGAATCATCTCGCGCGCCTTCTGAACGCGATCCGAAATTACCTCGGGCTGGACACCATTGCCGTTCTGCGGCTGCTGCTGCTGGTCAGCCTGCGAAGGCGGAATCACGTCGTCGTTGGGCGAGGGATTCTCAAGGGGGTCCTCTGCCATCGATCTCTCCGTTGTTGTTGATGAATGCCATGACCTTTTCCACCCACGTCGTATCTTCACGCGCGAACCTATTCACCCTGCCACGCCGAAAGGCTTGGGCATGGCGCGTGCAGAACTTGTGTCCGCGAACTTCCTTGTCCCACCGTTTAGAGCACCGCGCATTTCTCGGCGTGATGGCTTCACAGAGCGTGATCGATAGCCCCTGTCGCGCACGCAACGCCAATATGTGAAGCCGACGTGCAATGAAGTCGATGAGGACGCGGTTCTGGTATACGTTGTATTCTTCCAAACTTAGACGATTAAGGTTTTGACGAGAAGACACTCTGAGGTTCCGTTCGTACTCAGAGTATCTGTGATTGCAAAAGAAGCAAAACTCGGGAATATGATGCTTCCGTCGTCTCCAATTCAAGTCATCGGCTGTGCCACATAGACGGCACGTCTTCATTGCAGTAGACCTCGCACACCATCCAGTTCCCGCACCTCGCCATTGCGGGTTGTCAGCCGCAGTAATTCACACTGAATGGCTACGCTCTTGGTGATCTCACCAGCTAGACGGGCACAAGCATTGGCTCGCTCTGGCTTCGTCTTACCATTCCGAAGCTGGTCGAACTCATCGAACAAAGCATCGCGTAGTCCTTTGAATGATCGATCAATCGGAACGACTTTGACGACCTTTGGGGCCATGGGGTCTTTTCTCTTGCTGCTTCCTCTCATGCTGCTTCCTCCTCCTTGAATGAGGCCAATTTGGCCTCGACACTATCACGGTGCCAATCCGGCATCCAAATCTCTTCAGCGTCGCGGCGGATGCCTCCCGGTCCCGGCCATTCGCCAGACTTGAGGCAGCGCACGAAAGCGCGCAGCGCATGGCGATTCATCCGCTCGCCCCGGTCGAGGTCTTGCGGCTTCAGTGAAACGATTCTCACGCAATGAGGAAACTCTCGCTCAACAAAGATCAGCGTGGCGCTCGCTGCCGGGAATCCAAGCTTGCGGAAAACCTCACGCATGAGAGCAAATTGCTGCACATATCCCATATCGGCAATCGTGCGCTGCAAGTCGTTCCATTTCACGCTGGCTGTGGTCTTGAGATCAACGAAATCGCCGCTCGCATTCGGGATCACGTCGGGCCTGACCTTGAGCCAGACAGTGGTTTCCTTGTCGAGATAAAAGCCCGAGCGCTCAGGATACCCGTTGAACGCGCCAGCCTTCACCATGGGATGCGCGCCCAGCGCCTCGGCCATTCCCCTGATCTGCTCGACCTCCTTCGGGAAAATGACCTCTTTTCCTTCTCGCCTGCGTGCATCCATCCACTCCTTGGCGTAGTTCGTGCGCAGCGACCAATCACACAGATTGCCCTTAGCATCCGGCACTTGAGCGGGCGCGCTGCGGAACACCTCGGCAAAGTACGATTCGCCCATCATCAAGTGGTGCATGGCGCGGCCGATAGTCATCTCTCGGCTTGGTTCCTTCTCAACGCGGTCCTTGTTGTAGACGCTCCTTGCCCAATAATGCGCGGGGCTGTCGTTGAAGATCGTGCGCAGCCCCGACGAACTTATGCTGATGCCGTCGCAAACATCACGGCTGTGATAGTGCTCCAACGTCATGTTTTCGTAGAGCCCGCCAACACCAACAGAGCCGCCGTTCCACTTGGAAAACTTCAGTTCTCCCTTCATCATACCCACGCCTCCACAATGACGGGATCATCCTCGGGTGAGCGCGCGAGACAGGTGAGCCCCAACTTCACCATCTGGCCCCGGAGCGTGTCGAGCTTGTTGGAGCGCAGCGCGTTGCCCGATGCCGCATAGCGCCCCTCCCAGCCGATACTCCATTGCCGCGCTACCCAATCGTGCGGGTAGTCCTTCGGGTGGTCGTAGATCACCCACATCGTGAGCTTCCCGTCCATTTCATTTCCCCTTGACGAACTCAACGAAACCGAGACGCTGCGCGAGCTGTCCAGCCTGAAACTCGTCCTTATGGGCATTCCAGAATCCTCGACAGCACACGCCGCTGCCCTGTTTGGCATGGTGACACTCGCGGAATGTTTTGAAGCCGATGTACTTGTCCTTAACCTGTGCTTCGAGGTCTTCCAAGTTCCAGCCTAAGCCTTTCTTGTAGATGCATGTCTCGCATGGCTCTGCCATCACCTTGAACATCACCGCACCACCGTCACGTCAAATATTTTTTTCATCGCTGTTCGCCTCATCCAGAAGGTCGAGCAACTCGATAACTCTGCGGCGCACTTCAGGAAGCGACGAATCGCAATCCTTGACCATGTATTTGGCGAAGCCCTGAAGCATGTAGGAGAACGCCAGCGCCGCCATCGCGGGTGGCACACCAACGAATTGCTGGTAAGCCGCTTCGCAAGCGCGCGCGACCTCAGCCTGTGTAAGTTTCGCGCTCATCGCACCACCGTTGCGTCGCGCATGCCAATGGTGGCACCCGGCATTTCACGCGCGTAATTGGTAGCCTTGGCCCACGCCTTGAGCGCCGAGAGCACATGCTCCTCCTTGAGGTACGGGCGCAGCGCTTCGAGATTGATCTTCTCGATATCATCAATGTAGACCACGGGAGTCTTGCGCATTGAAACGAGCCCGGAGCGGTCGCCCTCGAAGCGCTCACCGACGATCTGCGTAGCAGAGGCCATGGTCGCGAGCGTCGCTTCCTCAGCCCTGGCGACAGCGATATTGGCCTCGACGCGGGCCTCGGTGGCTTCCGCCTTGCGTTGCTCGATAGTCTCCGCCGAGCGGGCGCGCCGCGCCGCCAATTCGGCCGCTTCCTTGGCCCGCAGCGCCTCAGCCTGTTGCTTGCGCAGCGCAGCCGCCTCAGCCTCACGTCGAGCACGCTCCTCCGCAAGCTGCCGCTGCTTGTAGATATCAATGCGCTTGGCTAACTCGAAGCGCTTGGCGTTGAGCGGCTCAACCACGCGCTTCATAAAGAACGCCTGTATGGCATCGCCAGCGCGAAGGTGCGGCTCCTTCTCAGCTACGCGGTGCGCGTCGCCGCGATTGGCGATATCGCGCAGCTTGACAACCATGCTCGCGATTGCCGCCACATCGATGTCGCTCTCGACACTGCGCGGCAGCAATTCTGAATCAGTGAGTATGTCGCGGGCCGAGTTCAGTAGTTCGCCGTAATCAAGCTCAAGCCGGTCAACCACTCCTTCCGCATAGGGGACGATATTGTCGCCCATTCGCGATACGTCAGACATTCGATTTCTCCGCTCTGTGATTCGACGCTGCACACATATCGGCCATTTTGGCCGCTTTTGCAAGTGGCCATTTTTGCCGTTGCGCAGAACCGCGAATCAGGGGAGTGTCGGCGCGCGACGGGGATTCCGGGGAAGGCCCATGCTATCGCGACTACGTGACCAGATCATCCTCTGCGAGGAAGGGGCCACCCTCGCGCGCCTCAAAGCTGCGCTGGCCTCTGACCTTAAAATACAACGTGAATATCTTAGGCTGGAACGGCACTGGCTTCAGCTTGCCAAAAGCCTGAAGTTCGCAACGACGATCAACGGCTATCTTCAATGGGCGTCGCAGCGTCTAGACCCACCGTGACAGCCGCTACCGCGTCGGGGACGGGCGCGACCAGCCACATCAAATCCATGTCGCGAATCCACTTCACCGCAATCTCAGGGCTAATCATGTCGTGCTTGAGCGACACCCCGATGCTGGTCAGCTCCGCGTCAAACAGCTTGCAGCGCAACGACCCGGCCCGCAGGGCGGCGAGCAGGAACTCCTTGTGGCTCTCGAAGTTCATTGCAGATGCCCCTCGAAGCTATCAGCCATCCACTCCATGACCTCGTTTGGATTTTTCCCGATATGCGCCAACGCAAACTCTGATCCGTCTTGCGCCTGCAATATCAAAATAACGCCGCCGCAGTGCCTGCACTTGGCCATCTGAAATGCAGTGGCTTCAAGCACCGGCTCATCCCATGTTCTTAGTTTAGTTGTTTCATTCACAGCAGCCTCTCCTTCTGCGCCAACTTATCGTAATCGTCGGCTATCTCGGCCATGATATCGATCCTGTACTTCGCTTCCTGCGGATTCACACCACGGCGCGCGTAGACCGCCTTGCGCATAGCAACCTCGCGTAGAGCCTCGCGGCGCTTTTCCTCCGCCGTGAAGCTCATCCGTTCCCTCCCCGCTCGCTTTCTGGAGCGGCCTGTGCGGCATAGGGCCATGTCGGCCGTTGCCCGCTCGCTTCCTCGATGAGATCGCCCACCGCATCCTGCATGAGCCCCATGAAGATCGCCTTATGCACCGGATTATCCACGAATCGCCGCCTGATCGAGCCGAGAAAGAGCGCGTCATCCATGGTGTCGGCCTTCGCGCAATAGGCAACCCACAAGCTACCCTCCTCGCGTAGCGCCAACCGCATAAGTAACTTGGTCATCGGAACTCCTCAAAATCAGCCTCGGTCATCAGCGTGCCATCGACATATTCCTGCGCCCGGTCGATGATTGCTTGCCCACGCTCGCTCAGCGCGCCATCATCATCGGCGTGACCATTGCCGTTGGCGTGGCCATTCTCACCCCACCGATTCTTGCGCTTGGCGTATTTGATGAACTGAGACTTGATCCACGAAGCCAGCACCATATCGGGCGCGTGGAAATCCTCCACCCAGGTCTTGGCGTTGATCACCGGCCACGGCAGCACGCCATAAATTTCCTTGTACTTCACGATTGCCCAGCCGTCGCGGTACTTGTGTGCGCGGGCGTACCAGAGAAGCTGGCCATAGACCTTCGCCTTGTCCTCCAGCGTCTTGCCCAACTTCTTCGCCACCGGCATTTCACGGCCAGCGATATCTTCCGCGCTTAGTTCCTTGAGCGAGCCCTTGTCGTGCAGGATCGGCTTGGCGTGGTGCTCTGTCTTGTGGCCGCATGCAGGACACACAGCCGTGCGCGGCGGCTTGAGGTAGTGGCAGGCGGGACATTCCTTCGGAAGCTCGACCAGCTTCGCACCATTGATATCCGGCCGCCCATCAATCAATTCCTCGTGGATGATGTCGCTCACGAAGCCGAGTCGCATGGTCGTGTCACTATGATCGAGAACCAGCAAATCTTCCTTGCCAGCGCAGATGCGCAGCCCGCGCCCAATGTTCTGCACGAACCGCATCTCGCTCCGCGTCGGCCGGCAATAGCTGATGCAGGAAACCTCTGGCCAATCGACGCCCAGCCCAATCACATCCACGTTGCAGACCACCTTTATCTCGCCAACCAAAAACCTTTGCCGAAGCTCCTTGCGCTGCGGTGACGGCGTGTCGCAATCCATGTAGCCGCTTGGCACACCTTCATCCTGAAATTTCTTGGCGAGGCACGCAGCGTGATCCCGGCTGACCGCAAAGCAGATTGTCGGCCGTCCTTCCGCGAGCGCCTTCCACGATTCGACCGCATCCGCCACCAGCTTCGGCCGAATCATAGCCCCATGCAGATCGTCCTGCACGTAATCAGTTTCGCCCGTCTCCTTGTCGATGCGCGACCGCACACCATCCAGGTCGGGATGGCTGGCGGCAAACACCTTGAACGGCACCAGCGACTTCTCGATAATCATCTTGCCGATCGTGTTGCCGATTATGAGCTTGTCGAAATAGCCGCCAAGCGCCTTCGACCATGGCGTGGCGCTCAATCCGATAATCGGTATCTTGCGCCACTTCGCGAAAATCTCTTTGCCCCCAAACCAGTTTTCAAAAAAGTGGTGCCAGCGGTGGCACTCGTCTATGAGCGCAATGTCGGCGTCTGGAAGCCCACGCCTGATTAGAGTCTGCACGCTCGCGACTTGCACCGGCTTCGACCAATCTGTCATTGGATTGTCGGCTTGGATCACTCCGACTTCGGTCACGTCCTGCTCCCAGAGCGCTTCAACCGTCTGATCTACAAGCTCCAACGCCGGAACCGTGATCAGCGCTCGCTTGTCCTTGTCGCGCGCCATGCGGATTATCTCCGCCGCAATGACGGTCTTGCCGGCCCCGGTCGGGAATTGCAGCACCACCCGCCGCGTCTCCCGTAAGGCTTCGCGAAGCCCCGTAAGGGCTGTGCTCTGGTCGAGGCGCAGCGTTTTCATTGCTTACCCTCCCGCAGCGCCGCCGCCACCAGTGCGAACATCGACAGGCCGGCCACCGCGAGCATGGCTTGCTGCGAGCTGCTCAGCCGCTTGAGGTGCATCTGCACGAAAGCGAAAATGCTCTCGGTCAGCTTCTCGACTATCGCTGCTTCGTGAGGGGAATCGACTTCGAGATTATCGTCGGGGATCGTTTTCATATCCAACACCTTTCGCTTTTATTGCACCGCGTCATGGCCCGATTTTTGGACTCGCGCGGCTCCGAGTCCGTTGAGAGTCCAAGAAAGAAAGAGGTCTACCGAGGTAGAAGTGACTCTTGGTTGACTCTGAGTTTCAACATTTGAATCTTCCTTTGTTGAGAGGCAGTTAAGAGAAGGACTCTCTTAAGTAAGAGAGGAGAGAGAGGGGTGGGCACGGCTTCGCAATCGCGCCGGGGTGGGGAACCCAGCTACGCTTGGAAAACACCCCATGGCTCCGGTTGATCAATCCCGGACGCAAAACGGGCCGCCAGCTTTCGCCAGCGGCCCGCTATGTCACTCAACTGACGCAACACCTAGTGGGGACGGCCAAGATGGCCCCGCGAGGTCTTGCGTTTGTCGTAAAGCTACGTTATTTGAGAGGTACATGCGAAATCCCAGTTCGTGTGTCACGCCAACAGAAGCTATCAACTTCGTGTCTGGCACGCGCGGCAGTTCGCTGGAAAAGCTGCCGCTCTTTCAAGCCCGCTCCGGTTCCTGCCGAGCGGGCTTGTTAGTTATGGAAGCCGATTCCCGGACGGGAGTCGAGTCCCATCTTTCGGGGTTGTGCAAAAAATTTTGACTCGTGGCCAGATTGGCCGCAGTATGTGATTCGCCCACCATGTGCGGACGAGGCTATGCGGCTGGCCGAAGTGCATGGTGGCTCACAGCCGCGAGACGGAGGATTTCCATGAAACCGAGAATCTATACAGCCCCAGACGGAACGGAGTACCCGTTGCGGGAAGCAAAGTACGATATGGCCTTTAAGACCTACAAGTCGGATCGGCGCAAGGCGGTCCAAAGCGATCCACACTCCTGCGTGCTTGCGAAAGGTATCCGCCGGCACAAGGATGTTGCTGACGTTTATGTCGGGTCCGGGCTTGACGCTTATGTGGTTTTCAAAGCCACAGACGACGACGAGGCGCACGCTGAGCATTTCATCATCAGGACTTCGGTGCGCAAGATAATCGACAAGTTTGATGTCGAGAAGAAATGCCAATCGCAAATCATTACGCTATCCAAACCAACCAAGGGCCGCACACTGGCCCACCGCAGCAAGCTCAACGGCCGCCGTAACGCGGAGATTAAGGCGGGTGCGAAGGTTAAACCGGGCAAGAGCCGTCGCCCGCGTGTTGACCGGCTTGGGGTTCCGCACCGGCCGCGCGCGCCCATCTCCAAGGATGGCAACGTGAATGTACAGGCTGAGTTGGCGCTGTAAAAAAAATAGGCCACCCTCATTTCTGAGGATGGCCCACCGTTGGATTATCGCTTGCTCGTCCTACGGAAGCCTGCGGCCTCCATCCGCTCCGCGTAGGTCTTCTTGACCATCGGGTGCTGGGCTGGAGCGTTGAGGTAATCCTCTAACGCTTTCGCATGACTCCCGGCCTTCGGCGGCTCGTCCTCGTCGGGCACCCGCTCGCCCCTGGAGTTGAAGCCGGGAGCTGGGCCGAGGAACCCGAGTTGGGTGGTCGGATCGACCTCAGCCACCCTGGCCATAGCCTTGGGCTTCTCCCGGTCTTCTCCCACTTTTCTTCCGGTCTTCTCCCTTGCCTTGCGCGTCGGCTTGGGCGGGGCGGGTGGTGGCTCGACCGGCTTCGGCTTGCGGGGCTTGGGTGGGGCGGCAAGGCGCGCCGCCTTCCGTTCCAGGACCGGCAGTTCCGTTTCGGCCCGGACCAGGGCCTTGATGCCGGCCGCTCGCGCAGCCTTCATCCGGTCGATCTTCGCGAGCAGGGCCTTGTGGCGAAGCTCACGTGCAGTTAGATTTGTCATGCCAATATCTTTCTATCTTGGGCGCGTCAGCTTACAGGCTGGCGCGCTCTCTTTCGTTTAGGGCTTCAGTTTTCAAACAGCCCGCCGCTCAAGCTCATTCCTGAGTGACGCCAGCATTATAGCAAACGGGTTTTGGGGTTTTGCGATTTCTGGCACTTTCGATTCAAACAATCGCTGCGGCACAAGGGTTTCTTTGTTTGTTTCTCAAACTTGACTCCGGTGGATATTGAACTTCTCGCACATCTAATTCGAGGTTGAGCGTGAGTTGTGCCCATATCCATTGGGTTGGTTTCAGCGAAAATAATTTTTGTGGACGGAATCGGTGACGCCATTGCCATAGCCGGAATCGCATGGCCAATCTGTCCGGCTGAGAGAATCACAGGAAAGGGGATAATCATGCGCAAGGTCATCTTAGAGAGCGCGTTCGCCGCGTCTCCGACAGGTAGCGTCGAAGAGCATGTTCGTTATGCGAAGGATTGCCTGCAAGATTGCCTCTTGCGTGGTGAAGCTCCGCTGGCGTCGCATCTCCTTTATCCAGGCGTGTTGGACGACGACGTTCCGGGCGAGCGCGCGCTTGGAATCGCAGCCGGCCTCGCGTGGCTCCCGGTGGCAGACGCTATGGTGGTCTATGTCGATTACGGCGTCAGCCCCGGTATGCGCGCGGCCATGGGAGAGGCCGAGTTGGCGGATGTCCCGGTCGAGGTGCGCTCGCTGCGCAAGGATTTTCACGAACAGGATTATGCCCAAGCCTCGCCCTAAAAATAATCAACCCCTCATCGAATCCTGAAGCTCGCTTTCATGGTCCTGGCATTCCTCGCAGCAAAGCATTTCCTTGCCGATGGAAGTCCAACATCTCGTGAGCCTCCGCCTTCGGCCGCAATGGTCGCATTCGCCATGACGCGCTATCATGTTCGTTAACCGTTCGTTACGATCCTTCATTGATTCACCCGTCCACATTTCGTTGTAGGATTGCTTTCGCTGAAACCAAAGCCGCTCGGTCATAGGTCTTGTCCTTTCATGTTTGATTGCTCCAGGCCAGCCAGTAACCGCACCTGTAGCGTTACCAAAGTATGGTGGTAGCTCTTGACGTTGAATCGCGCCAATGTTGACCATCCGTCCTTGAGCACCGTCCGCAGCCGCTCGATCTCGGTCTCCAGCGCAGCAATATCACGCTCGTAAGCAGCATTGCGTTCCTGCGAGCGGATCACGTCCTTGTCGGCCTTAAGCCGCTCGATCTCGACCACCGCTTCCTTCTGGGGAAGCTCGCGAATGGTCATGGGGATTTGCTCCAGGGCGGTTTTTGCTACCGCATGGCATAAAGCGGCACGATAGCCATTATCCTTGATTTCCTTGAGCGCGGCTCGCAGCCGCTCGATCTCGACCTCGCGGTTGCCGATAAGCGCGTGCAACAGCGCGTTGACCTTCATCAGGTCATCGCGTTCGGCACGTAACGGCTCAATCAGGCTGGCGTAGCTCATGGGAATTTCTGCTCCAGGGCGGCGCGAATATTAGTCAAGGCAACATCGAGGCAACCTGTACAAATTTCACCTCCAGATAAAGCCGTTGCAAGCCGATCTTCCGCTTCTCTGAGCGCCACCCGCAGCCGGTCAATCTCGGCGTCTCGCAGGTCAATGCCAATTTCCAGCATATCAATCCCGCGCTCGTAAGCAGCATTCTGCGAGCGGATCACGTCCTTGTCGGCCCGCAGTTGCTCGATCTCGGCCGCGAGGCAAAGTGGGCAAAAGCCATCCGCTACTGCCGCCGTGTCCATCTCATGGACTTCATGAGTACACCTCATTTCCCCTCCTTCGCACTTTCCGTATGTGGGCCGCGCTCTATGGCGGCCATGGCGCGTTTCACGTTTCCAATTGCTGTTTTCATCCCAAGTTTCAGCGCCATCGCCGGTGTGAAGATTGCACCCATTCCTTTTTCCATTTGCTCGATTTGCTCCGCAGTAGGAACAGCGCAGGCATCAAGATTATTGAGCGCCGCGCGCAATTGCTCAATCTCCTCTAGCGCCGCTTCAAATGTCACCAACACTTGCACGAAGGACGGCATTTGCTGGGTCTGCCTCATGGCAGTAATGTTATGCTTTAAGCTCTCGCTCATCATTTCGGCATCTCCTTTGACGGCCCCACCATCCACGAAGGTGGGCGCGGTATCTCGACGTGCTGCGGTCGCCAAAGATGCAAAGTATGTGGATGATAATTGATATGCTCAGTCAGCGGCACATGAAGCTGCATCACGCACTCGTCATCTTTGAAGAACTTGCGCCTGATCAAATCCATCTCAGGCCAATTCGGCACCCGTGATTGACGTGAGACGGAGACGTGATCCCAGCCGTTTGCGCTCGAAGCGATCACGCGCAGCGATTGCCCATCGATTGGCGAAGGCAACTTGAACATGCCGCAGCTTCCATCGCCACTCCAGCCAAAATGCTCACTGGAATCTACACGGTGACCGTCAAGCTCGTGAAGATCGCGCATGACGCCTCCGAGGATGATTCAGTTCGCGAGCAGCTTGCCGGTTGACCGGCTGGTCGTAGCCGAGTCGATCAGCGCTCCGGGGACACAGCCAAAAGCGGGCTTCCTGGGCCACGGCTTCCGCCTCAGCGCGGCGCTTGCGCCTGCGCTGGCTCCGCTCGTCACGCATTGCGGCACGCGAGCTTGATTGAGCGCGGGTCGTCGCGGCGGCCGGCCGTGGTGACCAGCGCATCGGTGCCGCAGCGATTGCACTTGATCATAAACGCGCCGCAGCGCGCCGTGGGATAAGGCAGCGCGCTCTCGCAGAACGGGCGGCCCTTGCTCATGTCAAGGTCAACCCCATCGGGATAATTCGGATTCGACGGGTGTGTCGGTTCGCGCCCACTGTCGATCCAATGAATCTCGAAATCAGCTTCACTCACTTTTCATCCTCTCAGTTTTTGCGGAAGTGTCTTTGCGAGAGCGACCGCTTTAGCCATCAGACTTTCCGCGACCGCAAATTGGTCGGCAGCTACCGCAAGCGTTGCGCGCTCGATCAGCTTCTCAAGCTGGTCGGCAGCTTCATCTACTTCATCTTTAGTCATGCTTCCTGCTCCTTGGTGATATAGGTCAGGTACTCCGCTAACCGTTCGCCCAATTCGCAATGATCGATGAACTCGGCTAGATGAAGGATGGCAGTGTCGTCGGTCCAACCGAACTCGGTTTGAAAGCAACCGATTACGGACAATGCATCGCTCTTAATTGTCATGCGTTCGTGCTCCCCATACTTTCTTTCGTGCGCCGCGCGCGGGACATAAGCTGTCGGCTTCACGGCACAGACTCCTCAGTCAAGGCGTTGTGAAAGATATCGTGCAGATAGTCTTTGATTTGATTGCGATCTCGCCCGGTGATCTTGATGTTTATGCCGGATGCAAGCGACGGCGTGACGATGATCCGGTGCTCAGTCCAACCGTCATAACCTCCGCCTTCGTCCATATGATGGAACGATCCGGTAAAAACGAGTCGCTCAGGATTGCTTTCGGCATAATCAAATTGTGTCCCGCAATCCCATCCACTGCCGGATGGGAATTTGTTTCTCACGATATCTTTGATCGTGTCATGGTGCTTCTGTTTCCATTCCTCGTTCCCGCTCTTGCAGCAATTAACGAAAGCCTGCAAAGAACTCGCGATTCTCTGATAGTTTTTCACAGCACCGACTCCAGCTTCCTTTGCGACCTTGTACGGCTCCCCGAATTGATTGCGACCGGGTACGCCATAGTTGATTTTAGCTTTGGTCATCACACACCTTTTTAGATCGCATTGCGCGCAAGATGTTGTGAATCTTGTTGCACAGGATATTCGCGTCCGCGTATGAGAAAAACAAACCGCCCTGATTTGCCTCAGCGGCTATGCGGTCAACCGCATAAGACATGATCAACAACTCGCTTTCGGTGAACATTTTCAACCTCTCTCCGGGTATGTTGTTTCGTCCAAATAGTGCCGGCCGTCGCCAATCGCGGCGAGCGCGGCATCCAGCGCTTGAATTTGAGCGCTCATGTTCTTGCCGGTCGCCCATCGCTTCGACAAAGCCTTGGCGGCTTTGACCAGTGGCTTGTGCAGCCGCATGGTCTCATCTGCCCCCTCGTCGTAGCCGGTGCAGTAATCTTGCGTCGTTCCGTACTGACTCATTTGGTTAAACCCTTTCTTTCCAATCTTTGGGCAGGAATCCACCCTTCGAAATCCATTCGTCCAGAGCTTGGAACAACTCCGATATCTCATTGTAGGAGTCTGCCGTTTCAATCTCTGACACCATTACCTTGTCAGCCAATTCCCGCAGTCGTGCGAGTGTCGTGCTCGTCCTGCGTCACTTCTTTCTCCTATTTGGTTTCAGTCACCCTCAAAGATTCCCAATTCATTTAGATTCCTCCTATTTGCCCGTGTATCGGGCAGTGGAAGGGCGGGGAAATTCGCCCGCAGATACATTCCTCGATCTCGCGCATCTCGGTCACATGATTCGCGTAATAGTCCCGCACTTCGCGAGCGCTGTTGATCAGCGTGTCATAGTCATAGGTGACCGGCTCGACTTGCTTCGCGTACAGCGGAAGCACACGGTCGCGCAGCCAATCTCGCCAGCCATCGACGCTGCAATTCTTGCGCGCCATAAGGCAATGCAGTTGATAAAATTCCCCGGTGTTGATTGTGAATAGCGTTAAATCGCGTTGCGTGATTGCTCGCCGTATCATTTCCGCTTCCTTTCTGATCTACGCATAATGAGATTAACGTCATCTACGCTCAGGCCCTCCGCGAGCATCACGCGCAGAAGCATAGCAACAACAACCGGCGGCCCCGTTGTCGCGTAATTCCTCGACGTGCGCCCTGCAATATCCATAAATTCCGCAGCCTGTTCTTTGCTCAACCCGAGACGTTGAATCGCTTCGAGATATTCTTGCGCTGTCATTTGTTTGTTTGCTCCGCGTCGCGATATCCCGTGCGCGACCTCATTCGCTTCAATCAATCAAACATTGTGTATGGAATATTTTTCCGAAATGCAAGAACTATTGGTCGCCATGCAATGTGAAAATCTTTCCGACATTGCTCCGCTCACAATGTGAGAATCCTTTAGCTGTTGCTTTGGCGGAGCGGTGCGCGTACCATTGCCATTGCCAATCGAAAGATTAGCGACTCCTCTTTTGTCCTGTAGCAAGCGGGACAAAAAAAAGGCCCGCCCCGGTTCCCCGGAGCGGGCCTTTGACGTTCAATGGTATGGTCCAATTCGCGGCGCGACTCCCCGGAGGCCCGGAGCGCTCCCCGCACCGGCCGGCCTCCCCGCACCGGCCCCGCTCCCCGCACCGCGCGCGCCGCTGGCCTCCCCGCTCCCGCCGGCCTCCCCGCTCCCCGCCTCCCCGCACCGGCCTCCCCGCGCGCGCCAAGCCCGGAGCGCGGACAAAAAAAAGGGCCGGCCCGTTGCGGGGCCGGCCCTTGCGTCTAGTGCGCCCCGATATCGATTCCGGGCGCGCCCCATGGGGCGTTTTCAAGATAATAACGGACTCTGTCAGGATAGCCCGTCGCGGCGAATAGCACCGGACAAGCGGGAGGCTCCGGCCCCAAATCATCTATTTCCATATCGGTGAAACAAACGATTAGGGAAGCATCGTCTATTTGTTCCGCAACGTAGTCGAAAAGCGGACGAAGCACCGTTCCGCCGCCGCCGCGCGGGTCGAAAATCATTTCATCGCCCGTGCGCCAAGTGTCCACCCGATTTACTTGTGTGTCACCATAGATGCAAACAACCTCATCTATTGCGCCATCGTCCAAAGCGGCTTGCGTTTCATTCCTGATCAATTGCAATGCCACATTGTCCATCGACCCGCTTGTGTCAATTATGAACGCGACTCGATTGAGTCCGTCGCGTTGCCGCCCCGGAAGGTACAAGCCCGCGCCCGCAAAGCGACGATTGGGCCGGTTCCAGGACTCAACCCAAAGCGACCCCTGATCAAACCAAGCCCGGAGAACCTCCCGCCAATCTTGCGGCGGATTATTCGCCCGTTCAATGTCGCGGGAAATGTGGCCGGGGAGTTGCCCGATTCCCCGTGCCATAGAAGCGGCTTGGCGCACTATCCTTTCCCATTTCTGGTCAGTCTCCGCTTTTTCGCCGGCCGATTCGCCCGCGTCTAAAACCTCCCCGCACCGGCCGGGATCACCGGACGAACGCGGTTCGCCCTTCGGGGCCTCCCCGTCGCCCTCCGGGCCTTCACCGTCGCCCGCACCGTTGCCAGCGTCCCCGGCCTCCCCGGCTTCGGCGGGGCCTTCACCGGCCTCCCCGTCGCCCTTGGCGGGGCCTTCGGACTCGCCCTCCCCGTCGCCCTCCGGGCCTTCACCGGGGCCGGCCTCCCCGTCGCCCTCATCGTCGCCCTCATCGTCGCCCTCATCGGGGCCGGCGGGGCCTTCGGACTCGTCGCCCTCATCGGACTCGCCCTCATTCCCGCCCGGATTAGTGTCGGCTTGTTCGAGTCCAGATTCGGATTCCTCATCGTCGCCCTTTTGAGTCGGCGGAGGCGGTGGCGGATTTTGCTTTTGCCGGTCTAGCTCGCGCGTCCGGTATATGTCTTCGGCGGACATTCCCCGGAACCGTTCTTCGAATAGCACCCAATCGGGGAGCTTGAATCCTTCCGCCTTCAAGTCAGGATTAATCGCAAGGTCGCAAGCGATATTCCATTCTTGCGGGTCGCGATTCCCGCGCCGCGTCGAATGGTGCCGCGCGTCATGCTCCGTTTCGTGAGCTTGCACCGCTTCTAATTGCTCTTGAGTCAGTGTCGCAACAAAATCGGGATTATAGAAGTGACGCTTTGAATCCGTTGCCATTGTCGGGAATTGTCGCGATGCTACGGGTTCCACATTTGAAACCAATACACCGTAGAATCGGCGAGCTTTGATCAGGGCGGAACGGGCCTGCATAACACGATATGCCGCGCGTTCGTCCGTTGTCGTCGAGTCGAGATTCATATTGGACTCCTCTTGATTGAAGGCCCCGGAGCAAGCCGGGGAGCGGGGCTTTGGCCACACTATGACGGAGTCCCATTGGGACTCCGCTTAGTAGGGCTTAGGCTAAAAACTTTGAAACCTCCGCTACAATATCGTCCGCCGATTTTGCGACGGACTCGCGGGCGGAGTCGTTATCCCGGAGCGCTTGTGCGTCCTCCGCGCACAACTCTTTTTCAATTCGCTCCGTTATGGCAGTCAATGCCGCATCGTCCGCAAGATTGAAAGCCGGGAGCATTGCCGCAAGCTCGCGGACATTTTCCACAAGCGAGTCCGCGAAAAACTTACGTTCACCGGGCTTGCCAGTCTTATATTCCTTAAGCTTCGCGGCCATATGTCCGACTTTTTTGATGATACGTTCTGCCGCGTCCTTCAAAGAGTCTTGCAGCACCGCGCCCGAAGTCGCTTCAATCTCCGCCCTGATATCGGCCACGGTGTCATCGTCCAAATCGGAGCGGAAGTCCGCCGCGTCCGGGAACGGAAGCACCGCGATTTCAAGCCGGAACTTGCCGCGAATCTCCGAAGCGGAAGGATAATCGGACTCCTTGAAAGCACCGTTCAATTGCGCTTTTCGCTCTTGAACGAACGCGGGATAATCGCGTGCGAACTCATCCGCCGCTGCACTAAACTCCCGCTTTAAGATTCTAAACTCATCGGTGAACTTGGAATAGAACGCATTGGGGAGAACGCGCGCGCCCTCATCCGCCCATGGACTCGTTAGGGAATAGTGCAGCGTCCGGGCTTGCGATGCGAGGGACGTGAGCTTGGCGAGTCGTTCCGTATTGATCAGCAACTTATTGTAGCGTCCCGCGTCCGCCGAAGCATTGTGCCGCGCGTTCGTCTCCGCTGTGATTTCACGGTCTAATTTGCGCGCGGACCATCCGCCGATTTTAACGGCCACAAGCGTAGCCTTGCGGGAAAGAGGGGACGCAATTTTAGTTGTTGTTGTCATGGTATTAGACTCCTCATCTGGGAAAGGCCCCGGAGCAAGCCGGGGAGCATCCGTATGGACACTATCGAATCGCCCCGAAGGGCGACTCTGTAGTGTTCACTCTGGCCTCCGTTTTAGAAGCGGCCATGCGAAAAGCGGAGTTATCAGGAGCGCGAGCAAGCCCCAATAAAATCCGTTATGGCCGCGACGGTGCGCGACATAACCAAACGCGGCAATGCCGCAAAGATATGCCGCATAGATCAAGATTTGCTGAATCATTGGATTGTCAAATCTTGATTGGCTACCGCCCATTGCCCGTATGGCGCAGTATTTTTCAGACTCTCATCGCGCCCCGTTGCGTCCGTTACCAGCAAGATTTCGGACTCGCGGTTCAAGCGCTTGGCGTAGTCAATGATCGCGCCAAAGTTTTTGCGGGAGGCCATGCGAGCAAGCCCGGTGCAGACCGCAAAGCGGCATGACGGTTCCGTAGGAACGGGCGCACCGGCCGGATTCGCTATGATATCGTCCAGCGAACCGAGTGAACGGTAAAGCTCTAGAAAACCGTCCAATTCCGCCGCTACCGCGTCGCCAATCAAAGCCCCGAATAGTGACAAGCGATGCTCTTTCGGAGCGCTCACGTATTTCGCCGCTTTGGTAATTGAGCGGGGAGTCGGGAAAGCATTTTCGTCGCCCTTCGGCATTAGGTGAATCAATTCGCGCCGCAAGCGGACGAACGCGACAACCTCCGGGGCGACTCGATTCGCGTTTGCCCACTGGCACCACGCATTAACGTCGGGTGCTATGAATAGATGAGCGAACCGATTGCGCATATGAGTCGGCATTCTTTGCGCGGCCGCGCGATCAGAGACTCGATTGCCAGCGGCAATAACCCGCCATCCGGCCGGGAGTCTGTAATCGCCAATTGTGCCATAGAGAATGAGTCCGCCAAGGACTCCTTGCATTTGCGGTGAAGCTTGATTGATTTCATCGCAAAATAAATACCCGTGTTCCCCGTCGCGTTCCGCATTGGGAAGCTCATCGGGAATGAGCCATCGAGTCTTGCCCGTTGCCAAATCTGGAACCGGGATTCCCCGAAGGTCTACCGTCTCCCGCAATGCCGCATGGAACTCAATTACCTTGCGGCCCTTTTTCGCCCCCAATTGATGCACGATATCGGACTTGCCGATTCCGGGCGCGCCCCAAAGCATAACGGAGTCGCCCGCGTCCGTTAGAATCTCTAAGCGGACGGCCGCTTCCGATATCGTGATTTCATGCTCTTGATTTACTGCCATTGTTTTAGACTCCTCATCTGGGAAAGGCCCGGTAGCAAGCCGGGAGCATCCGTATGGACACTATGAAGGGCCGCAACGCGCGCGGCCCTCTTAGTGTTCACGTTAGGAGTCATTGGCGGATTTTGTTTCACCGAGTCGCAACGCGCGCCCCGGCTTGTTCCGCCGCTTCACAACCTCCCCGCATTAGCGCGAGTCCGTTGTCAGGCTATCGGAGCAACGAGTCCGCAATCTAATGCGGGAGCGCTCCGAGTCCTTTCCCTCCGGTATCGGGGGCGCATTGGCGCGCCGCTTGCAACCCGAAGGTGGACTCATATATGGCAAATTTTTCCGCGCGTTGCAACTTGATTCACTAGGCCAAATTGTCCGCTTCACCGGGAGCCCCGAATCCCGGAGACCCGCACCGGGTCGCGCCAAGCCGCACCGCGCGCGGCCCCGCTCCCCGCTCCCCGCGCCAAGCCGCACCGGCCCCGCTCCGGGCCGCGCCAAGATATTCGCTTGCGAGTCTATCTTTCCCCGCCCCGCGTCCGCCCCGCGTCCGGGAGGCACGAATCCGCCCCGGAAAGCCCGGAGGCCGGAATCCCGCAAGCCCATAGGAGGCCCCGCCAAGCCCCAGCGCGGGCCGCTGGCGCGTCCTTTTTTCCGGGCCTCCCCGGTAGCCGGGCCGGCCCGGAGGCGCACTAGCGGCGAAATGGCCTTTATGGCCCAAACAAACGGCCAATGGTCCATCCATATGGCAATGGTGACCGGGTTCCGGGGGGTCAGGACCGCAGCCGGAAGATGAGGAGCCCCCTCCCCTGCCAGACCAGCGGCAGGCGGGCGCGCCCCGGATCGCCGGCCCAGACGGCGCGATCTTGCTCGCGAATCATCACATAGTCGCCCACGACCCGGCCCTGTCCGGGCGCGAGCGGATCGTGCGGCTTCATCTCGGCGAGAATACTCGGCGGCCGCTCCCCTGCCGGAAGCTCGCTCAGCGCCTCGTCCAGTTGCGCCTGCGTGACCTCAAGGTTCCGCATGTCGAGTGCGCGCGACCGGAGTTCCCGCTCGTGTTCGTGCTGCTCCTGCCATGCCTTGCGGTCCTTGAGGTGCTGCGCCCACTCGCGCTTCTTTAGCTCGGCGACAATGCCCTCAGTATATTGCCGGCTGACCAATGGCACCACGTCGAGGTCGTGGCAAAAGCCGTCAGGGTGCAATTCGGCCGCGCCGGTCATTTCAATTTCGTGCGCGAGAAACTCGCAGTCGCTCCACTCGTCGTCAAAATCTGGATCAACAAACGGATAATCGCCATACCAAAAATGGCCACGACCGATGCTCATACCGCTCATGTCTTGGGCATCAACAACCACAAACCGAAATACCCGAATGCGACCGAGGCTTCCGTCTTTACGAAGCCATCCAAGCCATCCGTGTACCAAGCGCCCGCACCCACACCAACGATACTGATGGCGAACAGTACATCGAACCGGGTGATCTTGCCGCTATGTCTGAGGGGCACGCACGCCCAGTCACCGAAGCGATCCCACGCTCGCAGGAACCAGCCAATCGGAATATTCATGGTGTACCTCGAAGAATGGGCGGCCCACCGGGCTCAATGGTGGTCGGGACTCGGTGGGCCTATGACCGACTAGGGGGCACCTTGCCGGTCAATCTGTGGCCCGCCGGGCGGGATGCCGATGGATGGCGGGATCATCCCGGCGGGCCTGTACGCTGACGAGCGGGAGCAAGTCAGCCTACCTCTTTAGATCACGAGTGCCAAAAGGATGACGGTGGCCACCATCAACGCGACGGCGACAACCACCTCAAGCCTTAACAACAGGCTTCTTCCTCTTGGTTAGGCCGTAGAGCCCAGCGAGCCCCGCCAGCATAAACGGCAGCGAGGCCGGCAGCGGAGTCTGCGCCACCGCCGGGGCAGCTTCAATAAAGAAGCTGTCCGGGCCATCGTTTAGTCCGGTCATGATCGCCACGAAGCCAATCGTGTCGCCCAGGTGGACATCGTTCAAGTTGAGCAGCGCCCCGGTGATGCTGTAGTCCGGGAGCCCGGTGCCGTTGTGAACCGACGGCACGTTGCCGGTCGCGCCGCCAGTGAAGCTGGCGAGCACGGTGTGTGTCGTGTAGTCGAGAAAGTAGAAGGCGTTCAGTGTCTGCGCGTTGCCGTTATCGTTCACGTCCACGCCGATGCTGAACCCGAGGCTGGTATCGTTGTTGGCGAGTAGGTAGGCCAGGAAAGCGCTCCCCGCGCCGACTTGGTAGCCTGGGTTCACCGAACCGATGGTGTTGTTGGACAGTGTATTCCTGCCACCGGAACCCTGGTCGGAGAAGGCGGTAGCCGCCGTCAGATTGCCGCCGTTCTGGTAGTCGTTGTAGCCGAAGTTTGCCGGCTGTTGTGGCTGGTTGGCACCGCAGATCACGCACGGGGCGTTCTGCGGCTGATTGCCGGCCGGCACTACGTTGCCGAGGCTCAGGCTGCCCGAGTTGGTGGTGTCCCAGGTCTGACCGCCCAGCGTGACGGTGCTGGCGGCAGCGGGGAGGGTGAAGACCGCCAGGAGCGCGGTCGTAGCTAGAAGCTTCTTCATGAAGGTTTCCTCATTTGTGAAAGTGAAAATCTATTCCGCATTCTGTTCTGTCATCGCCCTCCTGTTCATCCATCCACCGCATCCTGATGGCGCGCTGCCACGTAATCAATGTAGCCGCCGCCAACGACCCACTCGCCGCACAGGCACCAATGGCCGTACTTGATGCAGCGGATATCCAGCCCATAGAAGTCACGCAACTGCTGGATTGCGTTCTTGTCCTCCTGGGGCAAGCCCACCTTGAGCACCACCCCGCGCGATCCTTGGAACATATCCCATATCTTGCGGAGCCGAGACCCCTGGGTCGGGACTTTGTTCGCGTGCCCCATCGAGTTGCCCTTCATCCGGGCCGCTGAAATCGTTCGCATATTTTGCCCCCAAAAGCGGCCAAATCGGCCACGGGCCATTATGGCCACAGTAGGTGATTACCTGTCAACTGTAAAAAAAGGCCCGCAGCTCGCCGGGTGACGGAGCTGCGGGCCTCGTGTTCGCCAATCCGGGACCGGACTTGGCGGGCACCTCTATTGAATCTGCTGCATCAGTTCCTGCACCCGCTCGCGCGCCTCTTCCTGGGTGTTGAATAGCTCGATGCCGTAGTGGCCATCGCCGACGAGTTTCACGACGTAGGATAACTTGGAAATGTCGATGTCGTTCTTGTCCGTCAACAGCCACACCCGAGCGTCGCAGCGAACCTGTACCAGCAGAATCTCGCGTGGCCTTGAGACGTGCAGGCCATTGTAAGCCATCGCCTTGAGCTGCGAATAGTACGGCTCACGCTTCCACATGCCAGAGAAGTTTGGATCGACCGTGACCGTACACGTCAATATGCCGTCGAGCGGCGCGAGCGAGAGGACCATATGCGAGATCGGCGGATACCAATCCTCGCTCACGGTATTGCTCATCAGCCAGCCGCAAGCGTAGCCCCGGCAGATCGGCGGCCGCGTCTCATGGATCGTGCAGCCACCCTCGGGGCGGCCTGGACGGCAGTGCTTGCACCATTTGCCCGCCGGCTTGTTCAACTCGACAACATGCAGGAGCTTGCAGCACAGCGAGCACTTGCCGCAGGAGCGCCCAGGCGCGATCGGTGGGCTTTGCAATTCGTCGATCATGAGATGGGCCAATTAGCGAAACCAACAGGAGCTGCGGCCTGGAACGCGGTGTCACCGAAGTTGGCGGTCATGGCGTCGTTCGCCGCCGTCCCGCTGCCGCCGAAGCCAACCGCTGGCGCGAAGCTCACGGTCGCAGCCACCACCACACCGCCCAGCCCAGTCGCCGGATTCTCAGAGCCTATGGCGAGCCCATTCCAGTTGCCGCCGTTCTTCCTGATCCAGCCCCGGCGCGCTGCAAGGTCCACCGCAACACCGATGGTGTCGCCAAGCGCAATCGCACCCAACGTCCTGCCAGAATTGGCATTGTTCGAGGAGATGTTGCCAGTCCCTTTGTAGATTGCCATGCAGTTCACACCACTTGTCACCAAGTCGGTGTAGGTGCCAGCCGCCGTTAGAATGCCAACGCAATCGAAAGCACCGTGCGTGGTAGTGACCGCCACCTCAAAATAAAATTTGCCGGTGCTCTGATTCGAGTTGCTGCGCGCACCAGAGTTGTTGGTCGTGTTGGCGTGCGTCGCTGTCAGATTCGTATTCGTCAGTGTGACGTTGGATGGTGTTCCGTCGAACGTAGCAGAGGTCGACCCCACCTTCGCCACCGCAAACAAGCTGTCGGCATCGGTGACGATCCCAGGCGCGAGGAAGCGCGTGTAAAGGATGACCGTTGGCGTTGGGAACGCATCGTCCACCGCGACCAGATTGGAGTTCAGAAGGGTGAGCACGCTGGAAGCTGGCCAGCCAGCGCCGAAGCCGGTTGGCACCAGATAAGCAAAAGGGCTCTGTCCAAAGTTGCCGGTCCAGGCATCGTTTATCTGCTGGCCACCGCCCCCGAAGGCAAACGCGGGAGCAAAAGCGCCCGCCCCAACAGCAACACCGCCCGTGTTGGTGGCTGGGTTGGCGAGAGCGTCGCCGTTCCAGGGACCACCGCTCTTTCTGATCCAGGCCCTGCGCGCCACGAGATCGATCGCAAAGCTGAGCACATTGCCGGACAAGATTGCGCCAAGTGTCTTGCCAGAAGAACCATTGTTCGACCAGATGGTGCCGTTGCTCGCGAAGATGGAGACGCAGTTGGTGCCGTTATTCACCATGTTGGCATAGGTGCCATTCGACAGAAGCACGCCTGCGCAGTCAGAGCTGTTGATCTTGTCGCAATTGACCTCGAAATAGTATTTGCCGACGTTCTGGAAACTGATACTGCGAGCGCCGGTATTGTTGATCGAAGTGGTCAGCGTTGCTGTGCGCGAGTTGTTCGATACAGTCACGTTTGGCGATTCGAAGCCGCCCGCCAGCGAACCATAAGTCCCCGGAGAGAAGATCGCGTCCTGGTCTTGCACTACGGTAGCGGCACCGAGGAACAGATTGCCGCCGAAGCTCGCGCTGCCGAATATCGCCTCAACCAAGGTGTCGTCCAAGACATCCACGACATACAAATTCTTGATGCTTGTGTCGGCAAACGGCAGCGGCAAGCTTTCGGTGTCCACGTCGTCTGCCACCAGCGCAGCCACTAGCCCTTGCACGACCTGAAGTATCTTGGTTGGCCAAGGCGAGTAGCCACCGGGCTTCGTCAAGGCGAATGGAATCTGGCCGAAGTTCGCCGTCATCTGATCGCCGAGAGTTGAGTTTGTGCCGCCAAATCCAACAGCAGGGAACCAATTCAGAGCGTAATTTGCACCAGACACAGCAACGCCGCCTGCGCCTACGAACGGGTCGGCGCTCGCATCTCCGTTCCAAGGACCACCATTCAGGCTGAACCAAGTATTGCCGCCAAATGTCTTACTCTGATTCGTGATATCGACCGCAACGCCGATGATGTCACCAGCCACCAGAGGACGGCCCAGCGAACTGCCTGAGTTCCTGTAGTTCGACCAGATGATCGCGTCGTTGCCGGTGTTGTTGCAATAGAGGACGGTGCAATTCGTACCTCCATCGAAGCTCTGGGAATTGGTGCCAAACGAAATACCAAGGCAATCCTCGGAGCCGTGCGTGGAATCGATGGTGACCTCAAAATAAAACCGGCCGTAGTTCTGTGACGATGCGCTCATCGCCATCGAGAACGGACCTCCAGACCTCGTCGCGGTCAGATTCCCGTTCGACATGACCGCTAGATATGGCGGTCCATCAAACGTCGCTGGACTGACAATGTAGGTCTCACCAAACCGATCGGCGGTGCCCGAAGGAGCGAACGGAGAGGGAGCTTGCCAATTGTCGAAGCCTGCTGGCGGGTCCATTGTGAAGGCCGACTGGCCGAAATTCGCGGTCATGTTGTCGCCGGGAAGCCCAGCATACGGGCCACCGACACCGGCTTGGCTGCCGAAACCTATCGCTGGCACCCAATCCCCGATAGGAATATAGACGCCGCCCAACGTAGCGGCCGGGTCGTGACCGCTGCTCTGGCCGTTCCAGTGACCGCCGTTCTTGCGGAACCACGCCAGTCGGTTGGTGAAATCGATCGCCACGCCGACAATATCGCCGTCGACCAGGGTGCCGAGGAAGAACCCAGAACGCGCGGACTGAGTGACGATGATCCCGCCGTCGCCGATGATCGCATAGACCGCGACGCAGTTAGCGCCCTGAGCGAGGTCTTGATAGGTGGCTGTCGTGGTGACTATGCCGATGCAATCGACGAAGCCGTGGGTCTGTCCGATTGCGACCTCAAAATAGAATTTCTCCGTCGAGCGAATGAGCGTGCTGCGCGCGCCGCAATAATTGTTGTAGTTGTTGTGCGTGGCTGTGAGGTTGTCAGGACTCAGCGTGACGCCGGTAGCGAGCCCGTCGAAAGTCGCGATGGCCGTCACCGGGCGCGCGCTATCGAAAACCAATCCTGCTGCATGAGCCCCCGTACTGATAAACGCAGGTATGTAATCGTCCGAGAGGAAGAAACCTGGACCAACACCAATGCGAGCGCGTGGCGAAAAAAATACATCGGCGGCAGCAACCTGAGCTGGAGCCAGAGTCTGTATTACAGCAATCGTCGCCGGGATAAATGAATCGAAGTCGAAATACACCTCAGCGCGCAACATCCCAGGAGCCAGAATGAGTGGCGTGGCAAAAACGACATCGAGGTCGACATGGAAAGGAGCTTGTAATGTGCCTGGAATACGAATGTCAGGCTGAAAAAAAACATCCGTCGCATTGTGGAGCAAGAACAGTAGCCGCTGGTCCTGTGCAATCAACGGCCTAAATACAAACTCGGTCACGTCGATCGGGAAAAAATCCGGGACCAAAGCCTTCGGCATGTCTGCATGGAAGATGTTTTCTACCGCATCAAGCGCGAGATTTGCGAACACGAGTTGGTCCGCATCAGTGGATATGACCGCACCAAAAAGACTATCGTCATCAAAAAACAACTTGAATGGAATCGTCCCCTTTGGCGGGACTCTCGATTCCTGCGCGATGATACCGGCAATCATTGATCGCTTCCAAGATCGGGATCGTAACGATCGATCGTTCCAGTCGGCGTCATCTGTCCTGCGGGAAGCTTTTGCTTCTTTTTAACCTGACCATCGCCGACGGTTCGATATCCGTCACTGCCGGTGTTGTTACCCGTCTTCCAGTTGGAAGCAAAATGCATCTTGATGTTGGGCTTACCTAGTACCTGCTCCGCCTCGTATGGCGGCACTGGATTTCCATTCTTGTTGAACAACTCGATTATGCTCGATTTCGTTATGTCCTGCGCCTTGCCTGTCCAGATTTGTAGCTCAGCTAACTTGCAGTCAAGATTCCATTTGGTGTCCTTGCCATCCGGGTCCCAGAGCGTGCCAGCAGGAATCGAGAAATTGCCGCGCGGTAGCGTCACTTCTTCCAGCTCGTATTTCGGTGTGTCGTAGGTGAAGCGACGCTTCTCGTCGGTCACGTCAATAATGGCTTCTGGTCCGGTGAAGCCACCAAGAAGAGTTCTGTAGTCACGCTCCCATCCGGTCTGATTTGTTGTAAGTTGAAGCCTCGGATCGGCAGTGAGCGCTATCAAGGCGCTCACAGGCACGATCGCGTTGCCGTCTTCAAGATCACCGAGATCGATATTGAGATCGTTGCCGAAGGCATCCTTGCGCTGTTTCACAGCATCCCAAACCTGGGCGAAATGTAAATCCCTCCCCTTCATGACATTCCCATCCACGACCAGCCATGCTTTGCATATGCTGTCGATCTTAGCGCCGTCGGTCGGCCCAGACCCGAGGCCGTTATCCTCGAACGGAGCCCCGTAGGCAGCCTGTTGCGCATAGCTGTACGTGCCATTCGGCCCTTCTGGTGTAAGCATGTAACGGGCTGGCGCGAGCGCATTTGGACCGTCGATGCCGGAATACTGCCCCCACGTTCCGGGCAACGGCGGCCCAGCGTCTGGCCCCGTCGCTTCAACGGTGATCGCAGTGCCACTGCCGCCGGCTCCGCCGCCACCTCCGCCTGTCCCGCCGTTGCCGCCACCCGCTCCACCTCCACCACCCATATCCCACGACAACAGGATGTGATGCCACTGGTCGTCGGCGACATAGACATCTGGGTCCATGATGAAGGTTTCGGGATGTTGATTGAACTCCAGACCTGAAACATCGTCGTAATAGATCGCATTGCCGATGTATACTGGAGATAGGTCACTGAAATCCCGGTATCCCATCACGATGCCGCCGCCGAAAGGCGTGAGCGGCGTCTTGATATGAACCGCCTTCGCCTTGCCCATCGCCCAGGCATAGCCTCTGTATTTCGCCCTGGAGCTGGTCTGCAAAATAATCCGTAGCTTGCCCTTATACACTCCGATGCAGGATGGCGGAACGACGCCCAACTCACCACCACCGCCTGGAGGTGATCCAGCATCGGAACCGGGCGCTGGGGTGACGGTCGGGCCACTATCTCTCGGAGCTGGCGCAAGAGCGGGAGCAGGCGTGCTTGATCCACCATCTCCTCCCGCATCTCCGCCGCCCGGTTCTCCTGGATACTGTCCGACAAACTCGCCATATGTGCTGCCTCGGCCAGGAAGGAAAGCCCAATAATCGGTACGCAATACCTTGATCTTCCACTCCACGCGCTTGTAGCTCTGCTTCGGATCGCCCCAGGAAATAAACGGGACCATATTGTCCTTGAAAGTCGTGCCAGCCGCTTCCCCAAAAAACTCTGGACCAGGAGGCCACGTCCACAGATGCGGCTGAATGAACTGCTGCGGGATTACCAAGTAATACGATCCGCCCGCAGCGCTCATTTGGTTGGGACCAAGAACGGTCTCGATGTGCTTTGGAAACCAATCTTTATTCCACTTGTCCTCCGGCCCCTGGTTGCTGCTGGTCTTGAACCAGAACGATATAATCGCCTGATTGATGAGCTTCTCACCGGCATCACCGCCCGATGGCATTGGTGGCGCTGGTGTCGCACCCGCTGCTGCCGCCGCTGCTGCTGCCGCTGCCGCCCCTTCCTCCAGATAACTCATGTGGCTCACTTCGTGTTGTTTGCAGGCCCAGCGCCGTCGTGAAACTCGACAGCGAGCGTATCGGGGCCGAAATTGATCGGAACTTGGTAAAGATCGAGCTTGAAATGCGGCCCATTCTTACTTGTATTGTCAGCGGCCCCAGGAAGATCGACTTTGCCGCCTTGCCAGATATTCTGAAATTTGATTGTTTGCTGCCAAAACCCGCGCGCTCGGCTGAACGGGGGGTCCCTAGGAATACAAATATCGACCCAGAGATTAGCGCCATCATCGGTGTCACTGACAGCCTTTTTGTAGTCCTTTGGTTTCGTGGGCGGCTGCTTTCCTTGATCATCGCCGCCTTGTGTCAAAAACCTGTCGGCAATGTCGTTGAAGCTGATGCGCTGTTTCATCTGGCCGCAAGCAGAGAGCGTGTCAGCATCCTTGGTTCGCTTCGTGTTGTTGAATTGTCTATCGACGTTATTCCTGGCCTTAAGCGAAGCCACAGCCCTTGCCGGAACTTTGACTTCTATCCTGGGGCCGTGGACACCTCCTCGCGGCTGTCCGATTAGCGGGTTGTCTGGATTTAATCCCAACGACAAGACATCGCCACTGGAACCGTCTTTCGAAAGTTTCTGCTTGAGACTCAGAATTGTCTCCTGCCTTGTGTTGCCTTTATCTGGTCCTTCCCATTGCCTGCCATCGAACGAAGCATTTGTTAGAACCTCAACGTCCACCCAATATTTTCCGGTGGAGTCGTAAACCCTCTTGATCTCAGTCGTCCTGCGCTTCTCTTGTGTAGTCGCCATCGTTTACGCTCCTGCCAATAGACCAAATAAACGCCACTCGTTGACGCCGGTCTTCTTCACTGTAGCTGTGGCGTACTGCCCGAGAAGTTGATTTGAGAAACTAGCGTGCTTGAGAATCGTCACGGGAACTGTTGGGCTGCTGTCGCCGACAATTGTGACCTTGCCTGTGCCATCCTGATGCACGGTTAGCTCGGTGCCGATCGGAAAGTTCTGCTCGTCATCAGGCGGAATAAACACCGTCGTGTCGGCAGTGCCGTTGACCAGCACCATGAACGCGCCGCCATCGCCCAACACTGGAGCCCACGACGATTCCCGGTAAACGGCCAACACCGCGCCCGGATTGTTGACCCATCGAAAAACCGTGCTATCCCATCGCAGATAGTCGCCGTGATTCAGGGGAACGAGCACCACGTCTTGCAACTCATCGACGCGAACAAAATTCCAAACCGTATCGCCATCGGCATCGCTGCCCTTCTTGAGCACCTGTCCAGCATCGCCACCAGGAGGTGCCAAAGGCTGGTCCCATATCACGTCAAAATTATTGAACGAGTTTTTAGTCAGCACCATACCGGGAACACCGCCGGCTGGCATCACGGCAGCAGGCGCTTTCATCAGAACCGAATAATAGTTGTGCCCCTGCCCGTCGTTGGCACCAGAATCGAAGCTGGAAGCAGAAACATGCGGCCACATGATCAGATAGGTCGTCGCGCCATCAGGGCCGGTGACCACGTCATCGCGCGAATAACTAACTCCAGACGCCCAGTTGCCACGAAAGAACCATCGCACCGTCGGCAGCGTTACCGGCCCCTGCACCGTGCCGTCCGACATAGCGATATAAAACTGATTGCCAACCGCATAGAAGGATGCGATCTGAACCGGCTCAGCCGGATTCAGCTCAATAGATCGCACTCGGCCAACCAGATCAAAGAAATTACCATCGACCTGGGCGGCCGACAGATTGGCTCCGGTGCCGGGTCCCCATGGACCAGCGGTGCGATATAGGATCACGCGAGCCTCCTTGCTTCTGCCAGTTGACTACGACGGCTGATCGGTGGCCTGCCCACCAACAACACCTTCGCCACCAGTGTCTTTCCCAGAAGTTTGCTCCTTCTCCTTCTTGGTCATGTATTTCTTGTGGTGATGAGCCCACTGCGAATTGATCGTCTTCGTGGTCGTGCCGCCACCACTGGCAGCCTGCACGAGAGTTGCCACCGTGTTTGGAGCTTCCGTCTGGCACTTTGATGTAGTTACCGTCGGCGCAATGTTGGCTGGCAAATGAGGCCGGATGATCTTTTCCATGTCAGGCATAGAGTGTTTTCCTTTTATTTACGGAGTTGAGGAAGCCGCTAGATTGATCTGCATCGGCACTACCAGCGGACTCACTCTGGCGTCGTAGTCCACATTGGTGGAAATTTGTTGAATCGGCTTGAACTCAAGCTCCAGCCAACTAGGCTTCATCCCTTTATTGACCGCTGAATTAAATTGATAGTTATAATTAGAAGCAGCCACAGCATCGGCAGGAGGCGAGGTAATCACGTCGCCAATCGGCCCGACGTTCAAGGTCATCAAGTGCTGTGCGCCAGATGACAAAAGCTCGTTGGACGCACTACCAGCATCGAAGAACTCGTGGCGAACGAGTACCTGATCCGCAGTGATCGGGAGTTGAATGCCGACCGCTTCGTAGCCGAGTGGCTCGAACGCCATGTCATTGGTTGTCGCAGCCACCAGCCTGCCGCTGTAGTGCTGATAACCAGGGTCGACGTAGCCTTCATCGACATAGTCGGGCGTGCCGTTCGCCAGAACGATAGAGCTGCCGTTTCCGACGGCGCAGTGGATGGTGACATTGCCAAGGAATTGGCCGCTGTCGCCGTTGCCGGTCATGCCGTAAGTGACGATCTTGCCCAAGGCGACGCCGCCTGGAATACGCGGGTCCTCGATCGTCGCGTTCATGCGGCAGCTCAGGCCGAGAATCTTGGAGAACGGACATTCCCATCCAACTGCAACCACGCGCGAGCCCGCCAGCAGATGCGCGCGCGCTACCATCAAAAGATACTCGACGCTCTGCTGACCGCGCGCCGTTGGAAAATAGACACCATCTGACGGCGTAGCAGCGCCAGCCTCCACCGCATCGCGTGAGTTCATCGACAACTGCTGCTTGATATTGTCGCCCTCGTCGGCCTCGGTCAGCACCGGCTGCAAATCGGCCAGCACACGAACGTGGATGACCTCCTTGCGATCCTGCTGCACCTCGGTCGCAACCTGCATGTTGGTCGGTGTCGAACTACTAGCACTGCTGCCCGAAGGTACTTCCTTGGTGCTCGTGAAACTCTGGCTGATGCTGTATGATTCGCCGGTTCCGGTTTCTTTATCCGCTGGCGTGAAAGAGACGCTCTGGCTGGTCAAAAATCCGCCAGTGAACGGAACCGTTATTGTTCCGCCCGACTCGATGATCTCGCCATCCGTATGCGCTCCGCCTGGATTGCTATAATCCCATGTGTAGGTGGTCTGCCCAGGATCGCTGCTGCCTCCACTCACAGTCGCGGCGCTCGCCACGCCAGACGATACGTTGTAGCCGTTGCCAAGATTGGCGTCGCCAACCAGATTGCTGACAGTTTTGAACTCGATAACTCCGGTGTGATCGCACTGCGTCCAATCGACCTCGGCGTCGATCTCGCACACCATCAGCGGAGCCCCGGCGAGTTTCATGCTCACGTTGTCGTAAAACGCATCGTTCTGCGAGAACTCAACGATTCCATCCTCGCCCGCAATAATGTCAGAGATCGTCACCGCATGCGTAATCCGATCGACATGCCATAGCGCCGAATAACCTTCCAGCACAGCATTGGGATCGTCGAGCTTCTTGCTGTCGATGAATATCGGATCGTAGAACGGCAACACCCGCAAACTATTAGCCAGCGCCATCTGCCGCACCGCATAATCGATCGGCTTGGCCACAAGCTTGATCGTGATGACATCCGCGAACAGATCGTCCGGGATGGCGATCAATCGACCGAAGAACAGTGGATGGACACTGCTGCCGTCGCTCCACGCGAACCATGCCCAGAACAGGCGGCTGGGATTGAGCAGCCCGACATGCGGATTGGCGATCTCCAAGCTCAGTTCGGCGAACTGGCCTTCGTCGTGCTTCAGCTCGAAAGAGAAAATCAGTTCGTCTTCGCGCAGATGGCTCGCATTAAACGCCGTCTCAGTGCTGGACACCCAAGCAAAATAGAATGAGCTGTTGACCACGATTCAAACCTCTTCCAGCGCCATGTCCCATTTTACTTCGTGGCTGTATTCGGAAATGCTCTGAGTGACGGCGGTGACCATCATGTCGAGACGCGGGCGATAGATGGTGTAGGCCCCGACCGTGCGGGCCGAACCCGCGACCACCGGACGCGATGGTGTGCCTCCAGTCTGAAAGACCAGTTCCGCCACGCAATCGACAGTCAGCGTCATGCCGGGAAATATCCCATCGAGCGCGGGCGCTTCGATATCGGCACATTGGATGGTCGATTGGTATTTGTGGAACTTGTCGGCCGAGAGGTCGACCAGAATGCCGTTGATGGTGCGGCGCGTATTGCCTGCCGCCTTGATCGGCTCCAGCGTCTGGCTGAGATCGCGCGCGCTGTAAAGCGGCACACCGCCAACCGAAAGCACCAATACCGTACCTTCCGGGGGCAAATTCATCGCTTCTGCTCCAGTAGCTTCGCAACGATCACATTCCCCGCCTCCAACTCTTGCAGTCGCGCCTCCGCCGCCTCCCTAGTGGCAAAGCCAGAGGCCAGTGGCGGGGTGATGGCAGGACTGCGATCGTAAATGCGATAGCTCTTGGTTCCAGTCAGCAGATCAGTCGTCTCCACGACCTGATAGCGTTGCGACATTTGCGGTTCCGGCATTTGTGATGCCTCCCTACTTATTCCAGCGCGGCCGGGTTCCGGTGGAGCTGACCTGTCTGCCGATCGCCGCCCGCTCCAGTGCCTTCGCAGTCCCCTCCGGTGCGAGCAGACCGCCAAACGTCTCACCGGCAATCGTTAGATTCAAGGGCCGCATGCTCGCCGGGCTCGATCCTCTCCCACCCCCACCCTGATTGATTCCTCCAGCCTGGAACGACGGGATGACCATGGCACCAGGATGGAACAACCCGCCCTCGCGGAACCCCTGAAACGGGAATTGCAGGCTGTTGATCATGTGCATGAAGTTCACACCGTAGCGCATCACCGCCTCTGGCCGCATGATGAACTCGTAGTCGCTCAGCCATGCCAGATTGGTGTCGATGCCAGCGCGACCCCGGAATAGGCCGCCACGCGCAAAGCTTCCAGCTCCTGCTGCTGCCGCATTCGCTGCTGCCGACGCAGCAGCATTCGCCGCCGCCGCCGCATTGTTCGCCGCCTCGGCCATAGCATTGAATGCCGTGGTGGCGTTGTTGATTCCGCTGATCAGACCGCCAAAATCCACAGCCGCAATCTGCTGCACCGCCGACAAGAAAGCTTGCAAACTGGCGATGACAGAACTCAAATCAACAGCCGCGAGCTGCTGTAGAGCTTGGAAAATCTGCTGGACCGCGTCAGCAGTGGCCTGCGCGCTCGTTATGACGCTTGAGAAATCGATCGATGGCGCAGCCAAATGTATATTGCTGAATGCGTTTTGCGCTGCGGTGACGACGCTGCTGAAGTCGACCGACCCAGAGAACGTCAGTGTCATGCCGCTGAAAGTCTTCTCGATGTCGCGCGCCGCCTTGTCCGCAGCGTCGGTGACGGCGCTAAAATCTATCGAGCCCTTGAGGGTAAGCTTGATGTCACTGAATATTTTCTCGACATCCTTCGCCCCTTTTTGGGCGGCGGTAATGAGCGGACTCAAATCATAAGTTGGAGTCGGTATCTTCGGTGCCTGTGAAAGCTTTTGAATCTGTGTTTGGAGATCGAGAACTTTTGCTTTGAGGTCGGCAATGGCCGGATCAATCTGTTGGACACCCTGTCCAGCGCTGTCACCTATTTTCTTGACAGAATCGGATGCCTGTTTGGCAGTATCGCCCAGATTCTTGATTCCATCGGCACCCTTTTGCGCGGCCTGCTGCGCTGATGTGCCAAATGTAGCTGCACCTTTCTCTAGCTCGTCCAGCTTGCTCTTATACTCGTCCAGGGAAATCAGTCCCGTCTTCCACAAATAACGCAGCTCATCAGCAGTCACGCCGCCGGGCTGCATTGACCACAATTGCTCTAGCTTGCTCCTGTATTGTTCCAGGGAAATTATGCCGTCCTGCCACATATTGTAGAGGTCTTTAGAGGCCGGTGGCTTGACCGAATTTAACGCCTCCAGTTTGCTCCTGTACTGGTCGAGAGAAATAATGCCATCCTGCCATTGCTGCCTGTACTGATCGGCTGTGATCGTCGGCTTCACCGCGTTCAGTGCTTGTAGCTTGGCCCTGTACTGATCAAGGGAAAGCGATCCGTTCTGCCACAACTGCCTGAGCGATTCAGCTACAGCAGCGTTGGCAGCAGCAGCGCTCTTGGCCGCATCAACGGTTGATTTACCGGCATCGACGGTGGCGGTTCCAGCATTCTTGGCCGCCGTCGTAACGCTCTCCAGTCCGTTAACCCAGTCCCGGATTGCCGCGCCAGTCTGGGGGCTCGCGCCGAAGACTACTGCAAGCCCACCGGCAATCTGGGCCAGAACGCCTCGAACATCGCTCTCCGCCTTTTTCGCGGAAGCGACAAAATTCGACCAGAGATCGACGGCACCGATATCAGTAGCAAGCTTGGTGAACGACGTGCCGATATCGCCAAACCAGTTGCTGACAGAGGTCGCCATTTTCCCCGCTCCATCGCTAATGCTCTGGAACAGGGCGGTCAAACCGATGTCAGACGACCACTTCTTGATTGACGCGCCGAGGTCGTCGAACTGTTGTCCTACAAGTTTAGTGAATATCCCAAGTGAATTGCCGAGTTCGGTGAAAAACCCACCAACGGAAGAATTGACGGTGGCAAATGCTCTTTCGGCAGCCGTGACGAAGCTATCCCAGGCTGCTCCAGTCTCGGTTCCTACAAGCTTTCCAAAAATACCCAGCGAGCTGCCGAGGTCTTTGAAAAATCCACCTACGGAAGTGATCGCTGATTCCGCCGTCGCAATGAACGCAGACCACATGCCGGGACGCGCCCAGTATGCAGCAGAAGCGTCGGCAGATTCCTTGGACTTTGCCTTGATAGCTTCCCACGCATCGGAAATTCCTGTGAGCTTGGCGAATGTCGTCAGCGAATCGCCAAGTTGGGCGAAAAATCCCTTGCTGCTGGAAAGTATATCGGCCCACAGCTTGTAGAAATACTGATTGACTGCTTCCGTATCCTCCTGGGCTTTCGCCCTGAACTCGGTAAAGCCCGATTGATCGGCAAACCGTTTAGCGGCTGCGACCATATCGGTAAATACTTTCCCGAAATCCGATCCCATCGTTGCTGTCGAGCTGCCGACCTCCGAAAAGAAGGTCGCGAACTTGCCGGCCGCCTCTCCAATCTTTCCGCCAAGCACTTCCCAGAATTGCCCGGAGGCTAGATTAGTGCCGATCTTGGCGCTGGCCTGGACAACCGCATCAGCCATCTCGACAGCCGAAGCGCCTGCCCCGATAAAAGCCGCCTTCAAATTATTGACATAAGCAATGTGATCCGCGATCTTGTTCGTCATCTCGACGGACTTGGTATTGAAATCCTCCATGTCCTTCGTCGGGAAAAGATTCGTCCACGCCGTCTTCAGCCGCTGCGAAGCGCTATCTATGTTGCCGATGCTGTCCTTGATCTTGTCGAATCCGGCGGCAGCCTCGGGGCCGATGGCCACGCCGCCTTCGCGTATTTTCTGGAAAAGATTCGGAATCCTGGCGACCGCGTCAGCCGCTGTGTTGACTTGAATGCCATAGTCGCGGATAGCCTTGACTTGCGCATCGTCGAACCCGAATTGCTTTCCGATCGCAAGCGCGTCATCGAGATTCTTCGTGGTGGCGATGATCTGAACCAGCGCCTGCACGACATCCGCGCCGGTCTTGCCTGCGGTCTGCCCGATCTCCGCCAATGCGACCTGAACGGCCTTGATCTTGGTAGCCGCCGTCGTCGCTTCGTCAAACTTGATGTCCTTCTGCCCTGCAATTATCTTATTTATCTGCTCGACGACCGTACCGAGTGAGGTGGCTACCAGCTTGGCCTTCGCTGCTTGCGCGTCAGCCGCCGCATTGACAGCATCCTGCACCGCTCTATGGGCGGCTTCCACCTCCCTCACGACAGCAGCTTGACCCTTAGTCTGATCGGCGATTTGACGATTCAGTTCGGCCAATTGCAGTTGCTGGTCGAACGAGGCGCGCCCGCTTGCCTGTGATGCTATCTCAGCCTGTAAAAGCGCGCGCTTGCTTTCCAATACCTTGAGGTTTGCATCTGCTATCTTATTGGTCGCATCGGCGATCGAGTTGGCAGAATCTTGCAGTGCTCTGGCGGGGTCCAAGTCCTTTAGTTGATTCTTGAGATTGACGACGACATCGCCGAATTTGCTTGCGGAGATTCCGATGTGTTCAAATGCCTGCTGCCCGACTTGCAGGGTGTTGATGCTTTGTCCGGTGGCGCTAGATAAATCCGTCAGCGTCTGATAGAGCTTTGATCCAGCAATTCCGCTCGATGTGAATGCATCGTTGATTCTCTTCTGAGCATCACTGAGATCGGCATACTGTTTTACGACCAAGGTCGCGGCTTCACCTAGTTGAGTTGTTCCAGCGGTGGCAGCCGCAGCCGCTGGGGCGATCTTGGCGACAGTTTCGACATGAGTCTGAATGGAGCCGTTGGCTGCCTTAAATCCGTCACTGAGACTGTCCGTCTGGGCCTTGAGAAGTGCAATCTCGGCGGCGGTTTTCTGCGCTTCGAGTTGGGCCTGCCGAAAGGCATCGGCCTGTTGCGAAATAGAAGGGCCGGAAAAGAGGCTTTGAAGGAGCTTGCCTGCCTCGACAATCGCCAACGTGAGAGCCGCAACCGCCGCCGCCGCCGCCGCCGCCGCTTTGATGGCTTCCAGCGGGAACTCCCTGACCTTGGCAGCGAGTTCGCCGGCCGCAACTCCGGTCTGTGCCGCCTGGACGGCAACCTTTTCCTGCTCAAGCACATATGACGCCCAGAATTGCGTCGAATCCTGCACTGCCTGACCAGAGTTGTTGATACTGATCGTGATGCCCTGCGCGGCATCGCCCGCTGCCCCGGCGCTTTGAGCGAGCTTGTCGAGCCCACCGGCTGCCGCCGCAGTGACATCGGCGATCTTCTGAATATCCTCGACCGCCCGCTCCGATTCCTGCGCAACATGGTCGAACGCTTGTGCCGCAGCATCGGCGTTCGCGCCTAAGTCTGCAAAACAACTATGAACCGCCTCGCAATCATCAGTAATTTGCTTGAACGTAGCGTCGAAATCTGAGGCAGCCGCATTGGACGCGGTCAACTCATCGGTAAGAGTCTTCGCACTCTCGGCAGCGGTGCTGAACGATTGCTCAGCCTGACCAATAACATCGAGCTTGCCGCTCATCTGGTCGGCAGCATCGCCAACCTTGGCAATGCCCTCGGCCGCACCAGAGGCAGCCTCGCCGACCTTATCGACGCCAGTGGCCGCCGCATCAGCCGCCTCGCCGCTTTGCGCGAGCCCTTCGCTCGCCTGCGCTATGGCTTTGCCGGCATCATCGCTTTTGGCGGCAAGATCATCGAACGCGGTTCCGGCCGCCTGCAATTGGTCAGTCGAATCGCTGAACTTCTGCGCCGCCTCAGCGGCATTCGAAATCGAATCGGAAACCTTACCGAATGAATCGGTACTCTCGGCGATCTTGTCCTGAAGTTGTTGTGCCGCGTCACCGAGCTTGGCGAGGTCATCCGCAGCCTGCGCAGCCGCCTCGCCGGCCTGCGTGAAGCCGTCGCCGCCGCTCTCGCCGGCCTTAGTGATCTGCTCGGCAGCCTTCTCGGCCGCGTCACCGGCAATCTGGTACTGCTCGGCGACTTGATCGCCGCCTTCAGCCGTGATCTTTATCCGCTGGACGATATCATCGTCTGCCATGGCTATTACCCTTGCGTCATCTCAACGCGATACAACGCGCCAAACGTCTTCGCTTGCGCGGTGATGATCTCGACCAGATGAAATTTTTTGGGGATGCGCACGCTCTCGTGTCCAGTATATTTTACTTGCTTGTCGGCGGCCGACATCAACAACGGCGCGCCACCAGACTTGCGATCGACACGGAACAGGCGACCGGGGAAGTCGCGCGCGCTGACGCCTGTGAGACCGGCGTTGGATAGCGGAATCCAAAGCAGCGGCTTGCCGTGGATAACACCGCCAACCTGAAAAATATGCCAGTACGGGACCGCATGACGGATCGTAAGCGAGCCCGTGAGCGGCTGATCGGTAGACACATCGACCGTCAGCCCATCCGTCCAGCGCGCGCCGAACTTGCCAGCGCCGGAAATATCGCTGCGGCCTTCTTTTAGAATGTTGTCCGCAAGCTTCTGCGTTGCCGCCGCAACAGCCTTCTCGATGCGCTGCCGTATCTTGTCAGCGTGCGCATCAAGATCAGGCTTTAGTGACAGAGGATCGATGCTGGTGGGCATGGCTCAGCGCCTCTTGGCCTGCGCCAGCAGCCCGTCGTGATATTTGGTCGCTGGCCCGACCTCTATCTGCGCATTGCGGACGTTAATGTAGTCGTCCGCCAGCACCCGCATGCGCTCACGCTCGATCAGCCCGCTCCATGCGCTCAGTTGGCGCGGCGTGCATGCCCACGCAGCATGCCGGGTGTGTCCATTTGCAATGAGGCGTTGAATGGAGCAGGCGAGTCGGTCGTGGAGTTCAATGAGGTTGTCGAGGGCGTCGTTGGTGATTTTACTGATGTCATAATCGCCGTCACCTTGTCGACGAAAGGGCCGATGCCGTCTGGAAACGACAGACGTTGCATGGCGGCCAGGATAGTGAGCTGATCGCCAGCACCCATGGTCAAAGCCTTGGCTTCAACCTCCTTGTTGTGGCCCTCTCCGAGCGACATTGCGATGAGCTTGGCGATCAGATCGGGAGCCAAGCCGAGCATCACTTCCTGCGGGCTGCCCTGCTTACCGTCGAGCAGCTTGCGCATGTCGGGAAACTGGGCAAAGAGCTGAAAGATGTGCCCAGCGGTGAGGCCCTGCACGGTTAGCGTCTGACCGCGAATTTCCACTTCCTCGGTCAGAGGACCGATGTCGAGCAGACTTGTCATTTCGAATTACTCCTTCATGAGTTAAGCGCGATGGTCACGGAATCGCGGCCAGTGTAGGCGCGCTCACAACCGCTGGCGAGGCCCCGATCACATTGCTGGCGATGATCGACACCGTCAGTACCTTGGTCGAATCACCAGAGGCCACCGTATAGGTCTTGGCGTTGTTCGGCGTGCCGCCCGCCGCGACCGCACCGGCCTTCCACGAGTACGCATAGCTCGCGGCCCCGATCCAGCCGCCAATGTTGGCGGTCAGCACGTCGCCAACCTTGGGCGCACCGCCGGTCCCGGTCTGGCCCGTGATGAACGGCGGCAGCACGTTCTCTGGCACTACCGTGCTGATTGGCGGCTTCAGCGTCATCGTGCCGAACACGCCGTCCACCGAGTTCACTGTGCCGGTGACGGGCAGCTTGGCGAACGTATCGCCGATCGGCGAGAAGTCGCCCGAGGGATTGAACTGCACGTTCAGCAAATCCACATACCAACGCGGCCCAACCTCGTTGGTCGCATAGTATTTCAACTCGCCGGTCAGCGAATCGCGCGAGAAGATGCTCACGGTCGGATTGCCGCTCACGTCGTAAGTGACATCGCCAAGCACCAGCATGGCGAGGTTCTGTGCCGTCAATTCCTCCATGTCCATCTTCACCTGACCGGATTTCTCCAGCGTGATCGACAAGTCCTTCAGCTTGGTGCCCTCCATCGAGCTGAAGTGATCCAGCGTCGTGATCTTCGGCGTGAAGGTGAACGTGGGCACGTTGCCGACGTGATAGAACGACGTGGCATCGTCGGGCTTAAAAAGTATAAAGCCCTTCCCGACTGCGAGATTTTGAACGTCAGGTGAATACTTGCCAGCCATGAGAAGTCTCCTTTCGCTGGGTGAGGTTGCGGGTAGTTTCAGATCAGCGTCATCACGCCGAAGCTTCCATTCACTGCCATAGCCGATCCCGTTACCGAGAGTTTGTCGAAATTGCTCCCTCCAGTAAGTGGATCGAAGGTGTTGTTGCCGTTGAACGTGACCGAGTAGAGATCGATGAGCCAGCGCGGCCCAGTCTCGTTGGTGGCGGTGTATCGCAGCGCGCCACTGCGAGGAGGCTGCGCCGAAATGCCGACCTGAGTGCGCCCGCTGCCGTCGGTCCCGATGTTCCCGAGCATGATCATCGCCAAGTTCTGGGCAGTGATCTCCTCCATGTCCATCGCGATGTCAGCCGTCAGCTCCAACGTCCACGTGTAGTCCTTGATCCGCATGCCATTTACCGGCACGTAATGATCGAGCGTCTTGGTCGAAATCTGAAACGTGAAATTCGGAACATTACCGACATGATAGTAGCTGGACGCGCCTTCCGGCTTGAACTCGATGAAGCCGGTCCCGACCGAGAGGTTTCTGACATCTGGTGACGTAAAAACCGGCATGTTCCCTCTTAGAGATCGGTCGGATTGAGCACGTAGGTCAGCGCAAACTGCATCTGCATCTGCCCGAGCATCGTTGAGCCGGTCTGCATGTCGGTTTCATGCCCGAGATACTGAAGCTCGCCGTTGGTGCCGAGCAACGCGAACAAGTTGTCGTCGATCGAGAATGCCTTGAGGATGCGCATGCGGTAGTCCGACAGCGATTCGCCGATGCCGTCGTTATCGTTCTCCGCCGTCGGCTTGAGCACAACGAACACTTGCGGCTGCAACGTGAACGTCGTCGGCGCGAGAATGCCGCCCTTGCCACTGGCCGACAGCTTGATCGCCTCGCGGCCATCGAGCAGTATGAGCGCTGGCATCTTCTCGACGGGTATCTCACCGCGATTGCGGAAGACGCAGAGCTGGCCATCGACCACGGGAGGTCCTGCGATTGTGGTGAGAATCGCCAGCATGCGTTGCAGGATCACTTCGCGCTTGTCGAACATTATCTGCGAGCCTGCAATTTCCAACACAGCACGACGCCAGCCGGCGCGATCTTGCCGATGGGTGAGATCAGGCGCAGAGTCTCGACCTCCGCCCCGGTAATCGGATCAATCGTGACAAGACAATCTTTCTCGGCATCGGGCGGCACAGTGAGCCCTTCCGCTGCCACCAGAAACACACGATCCGGCGTGTTGCGCAGGCTTCCAGGCTGACCGCGCGGCAAGAAATCGATCATGGAAGCTAAGCAGTCGCGGTCGCCTTCATTGCGACGCAGAATCGCACGGCACCCGTACTCGGTGATCATTTCCGTTGCAGTCGAGCGCAGACTGGCCCAGATGTCTGTCATCACACCACCATGATGCCGTAGCCTTGAGCCGTGAGCATGGTGTCGAAGATCATGCCATAAGTGGTCTGCCCGAGCGTGCCGCTGGGACCAGCCGCCGTGCCCGCCACTGACGAGACGGCATAGCTGCGTGAAATCGGGCCAATCGTCTCCGAGCTGACGACCCGCCCACTGACTTTGGTCGATGTCGACGCCAGCGACAGGAAATGCGCCGCGAGATACATCGTCGCTACGGCCTGCGAATCTCCCCAGGACTCGTCGACAAACTGGCCCGCCATGTCGAGCGCGATCTGCACCGTGGTATCATCAACCGTCGCGAAGGTGGAAAACATCGCCTTGAAGGCCGAGACATTCGGCTCCACGGCAGGATCGATCACCGTCATCAAGCCGGTCGCCGCCGTCGTCAACGCGCCCTGGTTGATGATCGTGACCTCGTGATAGAAATTGCCAGCCAATCCATCCGTGTCAGCACCCGCGAGATTGACCGTGAACTGCAACAGCAGCGGATCGGTGACCATGATTCCGCCCGAGGGAACGTCCTTGCTGATCAGAGGCATACTCAGATCGGGAATGCCCTGCATCTGCGGATAGGCTGTCCACGTCAGCGCTTCGACAAATTCAAGATTCATGCCCAAGTCATCCGGCCCGAGGTCAAAAAACACCTCGGTATCATTGCCGACCTGAAGCGAAAAATTCTGGTTGATGTCGGTCATCGCTGCCTCAAGCTTCCTGTGAGAACGCGCCGTGAGCTGACGATGCTGCCGGTCAGTTGCTTGCGCTTACTCACCGAGCCAGTGAGCCTGCGCGCATTACTGACCGAGCCGATGAGAACATTTGGCGGCCTCGGCACCGGGATGCCGCCAGTTAGGCCATGAACGAAGAACGGATAGTCGTCGACATGCTCCTCGTCGAACCAAGTTGCTGGCAGCAGCTTGTTGTAAGCCTGGACGAAGACGGACGGAATCTGCTCAACGTCACCAACAAATTGTGCAAAGACTTTCCAGCCTACGTCCGCCGCCGGGATTGCATCGTCGCTGGTTCGAAGCTGCGGCAACAGGAACAGCGTGATGCCGGGACGATAGATCGCATCGTCACTCGGAAGGAATGCGGCCGGTAGCGACGGCGAAACGGCGATGCTCGGGATGACATCGTCGCTCGCCATGAAAGGAGGACGAATCGGATAGACCGGCAGCGTCGATGCGGCAAAGATGCTGTCGACATCGACCACGAGCAGCGGGCAAATCGAGAACTTCGGCGAGAAGAAAACATCGTCCGAGAACAGCCGTGCCGCATGCAGCTTCTGATCTTTTCCAGGTGCGGCCGCGACAATGCTGTAGGCACCTGGAACCGCCTCGGTGTCGTTGACCAGCGCCGGCCGCAAAAAGCGATCGATGCCGACAGTGGCCACATAGATCGCATCGCCATCAGTGACCTGCGCAGGCGAGAGCGTAACACTGCCAGCAACAACGCTCGGACTGAATACGGAATCGCTGTCCACTTGGAGCGGCGGCAGCAGAAACGCGGCAAGAGTTCCGCCAATAGCTTGCGTGTAGAACGTCTCGGCATCAACGACCAATGCCGGCAGCAGAGTCGCCACACCACGAACTGCCGGGCCATAGACCGCATCAGTGTCGGTAATGAGATTCGGCGATAGGTTACCGATCGCGGCGGATGACGGGGCATAGATCGCATCGGCATCAGTGACCAGAGCTGGTAGCAGCGCAGCCTGCCCCAGAACCGAAGGCGCATAGACAGCATCAGTATCAGCGACCAGAGCTGGCAACAACGTCGCCAGACCAGCAATGGCCGCGATCGATGGTGCTGGAAAGCTATCGCTGTCGGAGACCAACCCAGCCAGCAACGCCTGCGCCGGAAGCTGTAGTTCAACAACCGGGACACCACTCGCAAGACTGAATACCCCGGTCGAATCGGTGACAAACGCAACACTGTCGATGCCCGTTCCGATATACGTCGTCACGACAACACGGGCCTCGGATCAAGGTAGAAGGTCGTGGACGGCTTGGCGGCGCGTACACGAGCCTCAAGGTATCCTGCCAAACCGGGCTGCGGCGCGGACAGCGTGGTGGTGAGCTTGAACGGCGACCAAATGCCAGACCCTGAAAAGCCTGCTGTAAATCCCGAAGGGACGCTGCCTGTGAATGCGCTAGCACCAAAATTTGCGGTCAGCACGTCTCCAACCCCCCACATACATAATGGATACAATGGACCACTACTAATGGAATTGATACTAAGGCCACCCGTGCCTGTCGCTGGATTGGCTGTGCCACTGCCGTTCCAATTGCCGGATGGAGCGATGCGAAACCAGATCAATTGGTTGGTGAAATCAACAGCAATTCCAATAACAGCAGCAGCCGGGATTAAGCCAAGAACACTCCCTGTGGTCACATTGTTTATTACAATAGTACCAGTAGCCCTCGACGCAAATGCCGCGCCTGGACCACCCGCAGTTAAACCGGCAGAAGCCAAGGCAATGCCCGCAGCAATGGTGTTGGTATTCAAATTCGTATAGGTGTACTCCCAATAGTACTTACCGGAACTGAGAGAATTTGTTCCACGCACTCCACCATTGCCTGATCCTGTCGCAGTGAGAAAGCCGTTGGAAAGCGTACCGCTTAAAATGTCTGACGGATTCAAAACTGTAAATGGCGGCGTCGTCCACGTCGATCCATCCGACGCCACCGCTGATCCGGCCGCCAGCACGTTGGCCTTGGTCGTGGCGACGATCGTGCCCAGCGGTGAGCCTGCGTACGGAACACTCCAATTATTATTAAACCCGGACGGTGGCGTGAACGCAAAAGCAGACTTCCCGAAATTGGCGGTCATGTTGTCGTTCAGCGCAGTACCAGTGCCGCCGAATGTTATATTTGGAGCGACGGCAGCGCCTCCGGTAGTTCCGCTGCCGATGTAGCCTGTGCCAGCCGCTGGATCAGCGGTCGGGTCACCATTCCAATTTCCGTTGTTTCTTCGAACCCACGCTTTCCCATTAGTAGCATCAGCTGCAAAACAGATGACATCTCCCGCCACCCAAGTGCCTACAGTCTTACCCGTGCTGGAACCGACATTAAAAATAAGCCCACTCGCTCCAGCAAAAGCAACAATACCGTTCTGTCCAGAAATAATAGACGCAAAGCTCGTACCTGAAGTAACGAGCGCAACGGAATCATTGTTGCCGTGCGTCGCACCTATAGTCACCTCGAAGTAATGCTTGCCGGTTGCCAAGAGCATTGTACTGGTGGCACCAGAGTTTGTCACCGCACTGTTGTGGGTAGCCGTCAAATTGCCATTCGACAAAGTTACGTTGGTGTTTGTGCCATCAAACGTAGCAAATACGGTAGAAGGACCGTCACCGAGATACTCCACTTCCAACCAGATGTCGTCGTTGTTGGGCAGCGCGCCCGCATTGATGGTGCCGCACACCGTCACCGTGACGTTGGCACCACTGGTCGGGTTCCAAATCGCATAAGGCTCGGCCTTGAACGGCCGTAGCCACTGCGAGTTCGCCGTGGTGACAATCCTACGCGACTGTGCTTGCCCGGTGGGATCGGATGCGCCGCCAACCCGTGTGATCGAAGTCTCAGTCGTCTCGGTGC